TCACACTTTCGCGACTAAATCGTCCAATTTTCCGACTAATTCCGCCTGCATCGAAGGCAAAACATGACTGTACGTTCCGAGCGTCGTTTTGATATGTGCGTGGCCTAAACGCTCCTGAACAATCTTCGGACTGATTCCGATACTGATTAAATACGTCGCGTGAGTATGTCGCAAATTCTTCGGAGGGATTTTCGGGAGCTCAAGCTGCGCAATTAACCGAGTAAATGCCCGTCGATAGTTATTCGGATGTACCCACTTACCGTGCTTCGTACACACTACGAGATCATAGTCGATGTAGTCCTCGCCGAGAATTTCTTTTTCGCGCTGGACCATTTTCTTGTGTTCGATTAAGTATTCGATAAAGAATTTCGGTAAATGGACGGTCCTGAAGCCCGCCGCAGTTTTGACCTCGGGAACTAATCCGTAATTACCTTCGTCGTCTATCTTAGCGAGAGTTTGTCGAATTGTTAAATAACCCTTTTCGAAGTCTATATCGGACCACCGCAATCCGAGAACCTCCCCCATTCGCATGCCTGTAATAACGGATAATACCATTCCGATAAAGTAACGAGTTAGTGACACGATACGGTTGCGAGCATCCAAAAACGCTTGTACATTCGACTCGTTCCATACTTTAGAAATGCGATTTTCGGGAGGAAGGTTTACATCGTCAAGGATGGCGAGGTCGAACGCTCCTTTTCGGGAAGCTTTCTTTAAGACTTCGGCGACAACACCGAAAGCTGTCCGGATGGTTGCCGGAGCAAGTTTCCGTTCATTGTGAAGTCGATTAATATAATGCTGCAAGACTTCCTCAGTGATGTCTTTAATTTTAAACGTTCCTAGATATGGAAGTATGTTGTAATCAAGCTGCTCGCGGTAATTGACGATTGTACTTGATCGAAGTCTAACCTTTTTCGATTCAAACCATTTTTCAGCGAAGGTACTAAACACGCTTTTATTAGGGTTATGAGAATTTTTTTCCTTATCCACCTCTATTATGACCTGCTTTAAAACCTCTTTCGCCTCTCGTAGACTCGACATTCCTTGCCTTCTTTTTTGAATTCTAGCACCAGTTATCGGGTGAACCCCGCCAGAATATACAAAATAATATTTTCCGGTTTTCTCGTCTTTCTTAATCACTGTCATTATCCTCACTCCAATTGAGCGAAAGATTAATGCTAGTTGTGATGTCCTCTATTATATCACTATGACCCCTTTTTAGGGAGTCACACGTCCTCCACTGCAACCCAAACGATCTCCTTAAACGGAATGTCAACGGTTTCGATTACTCCGCACACCATTTCCGTCGTCCAATTCCGCCAGTAACGGATCTCGCAATCCTGGCCGGTCCTGTAAGCGTATTGTATTTTCGATTCAAAGTCCGACCACTGCTCCGGATCAATCGACGGCTTCCGCTCATATGCGTGATCGATTTCGGATTTAAGTTTCCGGATACTCGCGATATGCTCCGGCAAGAATATCGACGTCCACTTCATCGTTCCTCTATCGCGTAATGTCATACGATCGTCCTCCTTCGGTACTATTCGGTTGTCATGACGAAAGTATAACACGAACACACGTTCTTATCAATTGATTTTTCGTTTATCACATTTTGTGATAATCAAATCTATTCCGCTTGGAGGAACGTTTCGAACTCCGCCAGTAGCCCAACGTTTTTAACGCGATTTTCACGGGCTTTTACCGTCCATGCGGCCTGTCGGAAGCTAGCGTATAGGTAGTCGTCAAAGCGCCTAATTTTCTGCTGTTTTCGTTTGAGAATCGCTGCATGCCACGCTTCGACGAATGGCTGCGGATGTTCTTCGAGTATTAGCGTCGGATCTACGCTTGCCTTAGCCCGCAATAAGATGCCGTAGTATTTATAAATTTCGTCTGCGTCGAAGTAACGCGCCATTGCGGAGTAGATTTCGCTTGGTAACGCGTTTTTAAGACCGCAGGCCGGGACCGTATCTATTACGTGATTTTTTGAAAGATTAATAGAATGCGATGGTTCATTCGTAATTTTAGGCGATTCATCCGTTGGCTCCGTTGGCTTTTCGGCTTGTCCGCGATTGGACATTGTCGACTGGTCATCTTCGGACAATTGCGTGTCCTCGACTCTTCTTCCGACCGGCAAAATAACGATGATATTTGCGCCTTTGCCTCCGTTTATTTTCCGGGTCGTTGCGATCTTTTGGATGATCGAAAGTGATGCGAGTTTGTTGACGGCACGACGCGCAGTCTTGACGGACTTTCCGATAAGGTTCGCGAGTGTTTCCGCTTTGAGATGCGCAGCCCCGGCGAACTTGACCGCGTAACGAGCGATCGTTTTCAGCGTGAGCCGGTCCGCGTCGTTCAATTCGTATGTATTGCGTTTGATATGTTCGTAAACAGCTGCGTTGAGTTCGGCCGTCGAGTCGAACGTTTGGTGTTCCGCTAAATAATGCATAACGATTCCGCCTTCCATCGTATTATCGATATGGTGATAATTAAATAATATTGATTAATTATCGATATGTCAATAATATATTTACAAGTTATCGATAACGCGATAGAATATACTCATCAAATGTTTAGAGGTGGATAAAATGCGCCTATACATAAAACTTGAGGAAATATTGGACAAGCGAGGAATAAAGAAGACGAAGTTCGCCGAAGAAATTGGCGTGAGGCATAATGTAATATCAGAACTCTGCGCAAATCAACGAAGCACTTTTAACAGGGAGCATATTGCGAAGGTTGTGAGGGGTTTGGGGATTACTGATATGAATGAATTATTCGAGGTTCGTGAATAGAAATAGCAGGGAAAATTAAAACGCCCCAAACACTCAAGTTCGGGGCTTAGTTACCCATTTTAAAATTACAGCCTGATTACAACGTTTACACTTGAAATCTTCGGATCCATTCGATACAGTCGCTTTCTTCCCGCAGTTAGGACACTCCACTTTAGAATTTCCAATTGTAACGTATAAAACACCGGCACCTAAATAACAGAAACCTAATCCAGGTAAAATTAAAATTATTGTAAGGCACATTAATATTCCGGCTAGAATCAACGAAAGCCCCAAAATGAATCCCATTACCACCCCGAAAGAACCTAAGATGCGTAAAAATTTAAAGCGATTTTCTTTTTGTATAACTTCAATAGTTGGTAAATTCGTTTGAACATCTGACAACTAGATCACGTCCTTCTAGTTAGTAGCATTACTAAAATTATACTCTATCGCCAAACCTAACTGCAAACCAATTTATGTATACGAGCACCTACGCCTCTATACGCAGGTGCTCGCCAAAAGTTCCGTTATTTATTCGCCTTTTGTCCGCGCTTTCTTCGTCACGTCGTTATTTTTCCAGTACGCCCACAGCGAAGCCACTCCGGTAAATGCGAGCGAAATAAATTGCTGCACGCCTTCCTCATCGACCGGAATCGGACTGTGACCCGTCATCGTAAGCGTCTGGTTAACGAGTGCAAGCGCAAGAAGCACGAATCGAGCGATTGTGCCTGCGCTAATTTTTTCGATTGTCTTTACGTTCATAATATCGTCTCCCTTTTCGATTAGTTTACTTTACAGTTGCACCGGTTGATTTCGCCGCGTAGATATTCACTTTTCCGAACTGATCCGTTTTGATCGTATAGACGTCCGTTTGGGGATTCGCAAGGATTTCGTATTTAAGGCCGCCGAATTTCTTTGGACGTAGGAATCCGCACTCGTTCCCTTTGACCGGCGCTTTGTTAGTCGGATAGATGCGCCATGAATCGGCAGATGCCGGAAGATATACGTATTTCTTACCGCTAGATGACGACTTGGAACCGCCGCTTCCCGTAAGCTTCAGAACCTGACCGACCATGATTTTATTCGGATTTTTAATACCGTTATAGGACTGGAGTTTCGCCACGCTGACGCCTGTTTTAACCGCAATTTCCGAAAGCGTGTCGCCTTTCTTTACCGTATAAGTCTTTCCGGATGGCTTAGACGCTGGTTTCGCAGGGCTAGACGACTTTCCTCCGAGCGCTTTAAGTTCCGCAGCGATGGCCGCTTTTACTTCGTCCCAACGTCCCTCATCGAGTACACGGTGCGGGCAGTATTTTCCGGACCAATCCTGATGTTTCTTAACGCGATCAACGCCCCAACCGCGCTCTTTCAATAGCTGCGCAATGAATTTAATCGCTAACTTCTCGGCCGCTTTATACTTAGCGCCGCCTGATTTCGAATAGCAGACTTCAACGCCAATAGACGTACGGTTTCCGGAATTAACACCGTTACCGTCTCCGCAATGCCAGGCGTTACGGTTAGTCGGAAGTCCCTGAACGACTTCCTTATCGTCTACCGCGAAGTGATACGATACTTCGTTGTTGTTCCGAATCATGTACGCAATCTCATTCGCTGCCGAAGCGTCGTTTGCCGTATTGTGGAACGTGATGTACTTCGCATCCATTGAATACGGACATTTAACCGAATACTTACTTGATGGAACGAGATTTTTCTTTACTGTGATCGCCATGCAATCGTCTCCCTTTCGTTATTTTCCGTATATATAAAAAGCCCGCCGGACTCTCACCGAACGGGCTGCGTTAATCTCTTCCGCGAAACTTTTCCTCGAGCCTATCGAGCTTGTCGATAATGACGTCGTATTTATCGCTGAATTTATCGAGTAGATCTTGTAGCCGCGACTCACGTTCACGGTTCGATTTCATGACGTAAATCAGCAGCCACGTAAAAAGGACCGCGAACGGCCCTTGCGTTAGGAAATATTTGATTACGTCTAATTCTCCGCCCAATGACTACGCCTCCTGTCCGCTCACTTCTTCGTTAGTCCCAGTAGATCCGCTAGTTTCCCCAGAAGGGTCTTCGCTGGGAGGCGTATTGGGATCGTACGGTTCCCCGGTAATTTCTTCGTATTGTTCCGGCGTGATGCGGCCGACAGCAACGACATCATAAACTTGTTTTTTCGTCCATCGACCCTTTTCATAAAACCCTTTGATATACGTGAACCAATCTATCATATTACGCTCCTCCCATCGCAATTAGATAGTATAGATCCGCGACCTGCTGAGACAGGACTTCGATTTCGCTTGGTTTCGGTGCAGGCGGCTTCACACTGTCGATATAGTCTTGTGTCGCCGACTCAACCCAAACGCCTTTTTTCGGATCATACTTTGGATCGTAAAGTCCCGCAGGAATTAAAGCTGTTGTACAATTTGGCGGCAGCTCCTCGCCTTCCTCAGTATTTATTTCGATATCGGCCTCGCCGTCATATTTGAAGTTCTCATCGTAGAAAAGAACGTGCATATTCATCGCCTCCGTTACCATAATGGAATTCCGATGTTAAATGAGACTCGCGACACACTTGCGCCATCGTTCGCCAGCATACCGTCATACCTTAAATCACCGTCAGTCGTAAGCGAAAACCGAGCAGTTCCGTAAGACCCGATCGTCGGTACGACAAAATCGACTGTCTGCGTCGGCTTATTTGTAAATTTCGCGACAGATGTTCCGATAGCCGGCAATGTTCCAAAAGATCCGCGCAACCATAGAACGTTGTTGCTAACGGAAAATTTCAACGGATACAGCGAATCTTGTTTAGCTCCGTTTATGAGCGTCACAGAGTTCCATGTCGGAGATATATCCGCATCAGTTAGAAACCGACGCCAGCCTTGCCACCCGAGGGTTCCGTCTACATAGTTTGAAAAAACGTTATTTTTCCAATCAACAGCTATGACATAGCCGTACGATCCTACCCCATTTATGGTCGATGTCATATGAAATAACCCTCTTGCCGAGAGAGTGGTCGGTATGTTTTGCGCTTTACCTGTGGAGTAAAAAGTGCCGAATCGTTTCCCGTTTTTCGTGACCTTGTCGTAAAAATCATCACCATCACCTATCGTGAGCGATACTCCGGCGTCATCCGCGGTTATTTTTGTTAATTGCGCCGCGTTCCACTTTGTTCGCTCGTCAGCCGTAATATGCCGTACATTATCCGCGACATGCGTATCAAAAGCCGTCTTTGCCGCCTGCTTCACATTATCAACGTTAGCTAATCCGACCTGGGATTTCGTGACCTTATGCGGGTTGTCTGTTTTAGCTGCGTGCTGATCCGTATAAGCTTTTGCGTTCGCTTCCGCCGCATCCGCCTTCTCTTGGGCGCCGGCCTTCGTTTCGATATTCTCGAATTCGTCAAACTTCGCTTTTATTTCGTTGAGAGTTTGGTTGATCTCATCCGTAGTTTGGTTGATATCCGTCTTCAGATCTTCGAAATCTTCGATATAGTATTCCGCAAGTGGAGCGATATTGGCATCGATGAGCGCCTTATCGATCTCGAACGAAAATTTATGGACGCTTAGACTCTGTCCGTTGTCATAACTAACGTAAAGCTCTGCCGTTACGGTGCCGGCATGCTTAATTTGATCGTCAGTTAGGACGTAAAAAAGGACGCCCTCAAAAGCGTCCCCGACTTCCGTATTAACGTAAAACTTGCTGCCGTCCGCCATCCGCATGAATAGCTTGCCGTGTGTTGCGTTTGAGATCGGCAACGGTTCGCCGTCCTTCGTCAGCTTGAACGTTATTTTTGCCGTCCCGATGTCTTGCGTGCTGTATTGAATGTTAACCGATATGATCCGCTTGGTCTGCGAGTTCACATCAAATTGAACGCTTGAATCTTTATATATCATCCGGCCCCTCCTCTACATTTGCGGATGAATAAAGACGAGGGCGACCCCGTATCCTTTATCCGCATCATATTCCTTGCGCATCCGCATCACAAAAAGACCCGATCCGTCTTCCGATTTCGTACCGATACCGTCGTTTGGAACGATACTATCTCCGACCTGAACCGTATCGTCGACCCTTACGAAGACCTGACCGATCAGCCCTACGATATGCCATTCATCACGTTCTTCGCGTGGAACATATTCGAGATCTGGATCATAGTTCGGATTTTCCTTTGGAACCACGTATTTCTCGCCATCTACGGTAACTGTTTCGTAAATAAGTCCGCCGAAATCATTTCGGAGGTACCGGTCGTTCCAATAGAACGCTGCTCCACCCATGATAACGCCGGCCGTCTCCGAGATAACCCCGAGTACACTTTCGCCTTTTTGCGCTTTTCGGATTTTGTCGCCATCAAGCGTCACCAAGTATCCGGACTCGATTTTGCTGCCGTCTTTCGATTCGAAATACTCCGCAAGGTCTTTTAGGTCGGATACGCTTTCGACGGCTCCAATCCCCCGAACCGATCCTGCCTGGGCGTTGATTTCGACTCGTTTATTCGCTGTAGACGGCTCGCTTCCGAATCCCCAAATAGTCGTATAGCTTTTATCGTTGATAACGTTAACGGAACCGAGGACCATTGCCGAAACTAAACCGGTCCCTTTTACGTGGGAATTGTTCGATCCCATTACGACAGACCGCGATCCTTCAGTAGATGATCCGGTACGAGTTGCGATGAGTGCGTTCGCGTCGCCTTTCGTTTTTCCGTTGCCAGTGGACGCAATAATTGCGCTTGTATTTGATATAGGCGATCCAGAAGACGAAGCCGCACGGAATCCGCTCTTAATGTTGTTTGGTACGGTTGAATAACGCTCGCCCCCAATAACGGCCGCATCTGTATATCCGTAGGCACGCACCGCAATGATATTCGCTTGGTTATTCGGAGACGTGATTCCGGCAGTACCTCCGCTTGTGTGAGCGATACCGTTCGTTAAATTAACGTTATATACGCCGCCGCCCAAACTGATGGCGGTAGGCGCCGAATCATGAATCGCAAAGTTCGAGATAAATACGTCATCTGTCCGTTGATCGCCGCCGGTAACGTGAATATCGGAACCAGCTTTAGCGAAACCGTACATTTGCAACCCGTTAACGTTTATTTTCCGACTCTTGTACTGGAATGCGATCGCTGATGTTCCTTTATAGTCGTATGTCGGATCTCCAATCGCACGGAAATTCGAAATCATGACACGCTGATAAGCCGAAACGACGAGTGCTTTCGGTTCAAGTCCGACATATAGATCGTTGAATATCGGCTCACGCGCCGTACAATCGACTAGTGTTACGTCTCGTGCCGTTTCGCTCCACGGCTCGGTTGCTAAGTGATGGCCGATATGCCGAAGGTCAAACGCGCGGACGTCACGGTAGGATTCACAACCGCGAATATGAACGTTTGACGGTGCCGGCCATTCAGTGTGCGCCTTCACCTCGTAACCGCGAACATTCCCGGACGTAAAACAATCAATAACCCAAACGTTTTTAGATCCGTCGTCGACTTCGATACCGTTTGAGTTTGAGGACCCCGTGGCATGCGCCTTTCCGCTCGGATTCGTCATGACGCAATTCGTTATGAAAATGTATTCGCTATAATGCGTAGTCACTCCATCGTCGCCATATCCGGACCCGACGCATCGATCGAACCAGATATACCGGCAACCGTTTTTCGTATAGTCAGCGTCCGAGATATTGTAGGTAGGCGCAGACGCATCGAAACAGTGCAGGGCCGGGTTGATGCCTTCTACTTCGCGCACAATCCCGAACTTAACCTTCGCTAAGGTTAGGCAGCTCGAATGTAGTCCGCCGGTCGGCCCAAGTCCGCCTTGGCGCTCCGGGTTCCAGTCAAGCGACATTCCTTCGACCATGATATTTCGGTTTCCGTTCGTATGATCCGCGTTGGTTACGACCCATTCGCTGGCCGGCGTATCCTCGTGAAGTTTTAGCGTAGTAACTCCGATTCCCTGGCCGACCATGTATGTCCAGGACGGAAGTTTGACGCCTTTTACGATGTAGGTTCCGGCGGAAAGAACTAATCGGACTTTACCGGTTCCGAGCGCTTTTTGGAACGCTTCTGTACTGTCGTTAACGCCTGTCGGATCTGCTCCGAAATCATCAACGTTTACTGTCCGTTTGATTTTCTGTAAAAGTTTAACGTATTCCGTATCTAACCGCTCTTTAAGCAACGGAAATACTTCGCCATCAGCACTGACCCGCGCATCGACTACTTCTTTAACGTTGGTTCCGTCAGCGTTTAAAATTAAGTTGCGCAATCGGTTGTACAGACCGTCTATATAAGTTCGCAAAGAAAAAACTCCGTGGCTGATTTGATCCGATGTATGGGCGTTTTTTGCTTTTTTATGGTCAATTATTTTTGTGTCAATTTCACGAATATCCCTACCTATGTCATCTAGGTTTTGGTTTTGGTCTTTTATATATTGGCGATCAAATCCGCTTGTTGTGGCTTTTTTATAATAAAACTTTCCCAAGCGTTATCACCTCCGCTATTTTTAAATCGCTTTAAATTGCGTATAGATACCGATAAACTGATTTGGTGTATCTTTGTTTGAGACATTCTCAACGCAAACATCCCCGTTCGTCTTTATAATCCCGCGAAAATACTGAGGAGTACCGTCTGTTGCCGGAGATGAAACACCGATAAAAAGGTGAGGAAACGGTGGTCTATAACCAGCGGGCAAAGTAAAGACCGGAGTTGAAGATCCGATTACCCCTGACGAAACAGCTCCTCTGATATTGACCGTCCCTATCGCATCCTTTCCGTACTGAATCGGATAGCTGCCGGTATTCGACGTATACTGAATCCAACCATTTTTAAGAGTCGGCGTGCTCCATGTGATAAAAGTTAAATCTCCGATTGAATTCGAAGCCGCGTTCCAAGCAGCTCTTTCCTCCGCTGTTATGTGCATTATCTTGTTATCTACGTGCGACTGAAACTCGGATTTCGTTGTGAGACCCGTTGAGTCAATTGCGGAGTCTTTTATTTTTCCTGTAGACGTATCGATAACTTTTTCAACCGCTTTTTTTGTTGTATTAAAGCTTGCGATAATATCCGAAGCTTTTTTCGTAATAGACCCAAAAGTAAAAGTAGGTGACTTGGTTTCATCCGAGTAATCTTCTCTACTGACAGCTCGTAATTGAACATTTAAGTCAAACGGTTCAATCACACACCAAACATAATCACCCTTTTTAATATCCTTGAGTCCCATACTTTCAAGTTCAATGGCCGTAAATGTAAGAGAAATATCGATGTTATCGTTGAGCTGCTTTTTCATTGCGTCGAGAAGACTATCTTTGTCTGTGTACCGCTCATCTTTAACCGGGTCAGCGTGCTTAATGCCGTATATTTTGGCTAAAGGACTTGTGTACTCGGCAAACAAATAGTTTCCTTTAGCATCTTTCTTTCCATAACCTCGAATATACGTTGCGAAACTACTGGTGTCGATCTCTTTTTCCGGGTCCTTTACGTTGAATCTATAACGCAGAAAAGGTTCGTCTCTTTGGATACCGAATTTTTTAGCGACATAGATTTTCTTACCTTTGTAGTCGAACTCTGCACCGAACTTTTCGAGAATGTCTCGGAAAAGAGCAAGAGAGTTATTCCATCCGAAATTTTCAACTCTGACTGACGTTGGTAAATCCGTCGTATCAATTTCGAATGTGTAGCCGCTTCCATCCAATGCAAAAGAGAGCATCGCATCCAATCGGAGTGTGCCCGTCTTCTCATCGTAAATGTAGTTGTTCCTCAAGTCGTCAAAGATGCGATGAATGGCTGTAGCCTCAACTCCGACACCTTTCCGGTATGTTCGTTCGCGGTGAGTTTTGATGATATACTCTTCGCCGTCGTAGACGATTGTATTTTCGTTTTTTACAAGCTTATAACCGTGCTGATTGGTCGTTGTTTTATAGCCGGTTAATTTGAGCGATTTCTGACCGTCGCTTCCATCCGTTCGTATAACCGAAAATCCCAGTAACGGCTCCATAATCCCCATTACGTCTCTAATCGCTATCGTTTTCATTCGAACACCTACTTATAGAAAAATAAAAAATCAAACGAAATTTCGAAACTTCCAGACGTACCGGTAAGTTCGATGTCATTCCACCCCGGCTTTAACGAAATGTACCTGCGATTGGTATTTCCGTAAATGCTAATGCCGTTCTTCAGATGACGCAACCCTTCGAGTTTAATAGTATCGGTCGACTTGGAGGACCCGTTATATGACACCGTCTGCCCGGTCGTTTTGTTTTTGATCGTAAAATTCGAAGATGCGCCTTTATAAACGATATTCAACGGCATTTCAAGACAAGGATCAATCTCTACATTTCCAGCATTAAAAATACTGAATCGGTTAGTTCGATGCCTATATACCAGACTATCCGAAGGAATCAATCCTTGACCTATCTGCCAAACTTCTTCACCGAATGTGAACGGATCAAGAGTAGAGCCGTATGAACTCGCGAACGGTGACGGAGATGTAAATTCAATCTCAAATTTACCGCTCCTCGAGTTTAAATCGTCAGGCTCAAATGTGCTGCTTGGTTTTACCGTCCACACTTTACCGGGCTGTCTCGAATCTATTAATTCGATTGAATCTTCACACGCAAATAAAGCATAGACCTCATCGATCATCAACTGATAATCAAGATGGTCCACGCCTTGCATTAAAAACGTCGCTTTAAGTTTTCGCTCACCGAAAGTCGTTCCCGTATCTATCGCGCCATGCCTGCCGTCCATTTCTTCATAGTTAGTTCGGTGTGTTAGCGATTCCTTACGGAAACTTAAAAGCTTTAAGCCGTATTTACGGTGATCGATGGTTTCACCGTTTTTTATAATTGTCAGATACGCCATTTATCGATCACCCCACAGCAGTTTATTAAATCCGATGTTTTGTGCCTGACCTTTTTCTACACTATCCGTTAGTGCTGCCGTATCGACAACTACACTCGGATCTTTGCGTAGAATTCCCGTTAGCAATGTGTTCGTCTGTCTTAGTAGCGCGTTCTGTCCACGCAACAACGCGAGTTCTTCTGCGTTACTTCCACTCGCCGGGTCCATGCCAATCTCTTTGCCGGCAGCCGTCCATAGTTGCTGCGCACGCTGGCGGTGGTTTTGTAACGGAATAACCGCTTCTGGGCCTTCTTCCGCAATCCAGGCGAGCTGCTTTTGCGTCACAATATCGCCGATTTTATACCCTTTGTACGGACCGCCTTTCGCCATCGATCTGATGCCCGGAGTATTAAACGGACTTCCATAGCGAGATTTGATATAGCGAATCGCCGCAACCGCGTTGTGAACCGGATTCATAATGTCACCCATGCCTGGCAGCTTATACGCATCAAACGTTGGTTTTATCGTTTGCATAAGTCCCATCGATGGTGTACCGCGTCTCCAGTTCGAGTCCCACCGGTTAATTGTCGATGGTCCTGTACGTCCTCCGCTCTCTTTCATCGCGATTGTAACGAGTGGTTCGAACCAGGAAGCCGGAGAATTCGTTTTAGCCATTGCTGCACGGATCCATTGTTTAACATTTCCTGAAGCTTTTTCGCCACTTCCAAAAGCTCCGCCAATTTTGGCAAGCTGATTTTTCATAAAAGTGACTGCAGAATCTTTAACTTTTCCGAAGGCACCTTTTGCAATAGTCCCAAAGGCGCCCGCTATATCCGGCAATTTAAGGCCGAGACTTTCTAGCGTTTTGGCGATGAGTTTAGACGGGTTGCTTACATAATCCCACGCATCAAAAGCGAGGTCCTTAACCTTAGTTACAGCCGCTTTCCCTGCATCAAGAGCGCCTTTTCCTACGTCGACAACAGAATCGAAAAAGCTTTTATTTTTGGTACCTTTCTTAAATGCCGGGATTCCAGAAGACAGTAGATCACGCGTCTCTTTATGTGGAAGGACTTGCGTTCCTTTCGGTAGGTTGAATAGTGTGTCTGTACCCGGACTTAGACCAACGAAACCAGAAGGTGTACGGAATAATTCCGGACCTCCGCCGTCTCCCAAAATAGCGAGTCCGCCTTTGTGCCCTCCCGGCGGAGTACCTTTAGCGAATCTAGGAATTTCTAACTTCGGAATACGAAGTTTCTTATCAACACCAAAAGTATCAAGTAATTTATTAATACCGTTTTGGGTTAGTCCGTTGATAATCCACTCCAGTCCATCGATCATTTTGTTCCCAAGCGCTTTTACACCATCCATAGCTTTCCCAGCCATGCTCTTGATTCCATCTCCAATCTGACCCGGAAGATTCTTAGCCCCTTCGATCAGATTGTTGAATGTTTTCACGACAAAATCCTTGATATTCGTAAAGATTTTTACCGTGTTCCCTTTCATTCCATCCCAAGCGCCGATCGCTCCATTAATCAACCAGGAAAATATTGAAAGAACCAAATTTCCTGCTCCTCGAAGGACAGCCGTAATTATGGACCAGCAGCCTTTTAGAATGCCGATTATGGCTTGCCAGACTCCGCTCCAGTCACCTTTTAGCAACGAAGTGAACAATCGAACTACATTTATAACGATATTCAAAGCGCCTTGAATGACACCAACGATTACCGGGAAAACAGCCTGCACGATTTGGAGAATGAATTGAATTGCCGGAATGAGAACTGTACGAATAATTGTCGCTACAGCTTGTAAAACTGGAACTAGTGCACTTACGGCCGCTTGGATAATTGTTACAAGTACCGGAAAGACAGTCTGAACAATTTGTAAAAGCAACGGCAGCAACGTAACAGCGAGTTGACTCAATACCTGAGCAACAGTAGTCAAAATCATAGTAATTATTGGAGCAACCGCCTGAACAACAGCAAGAATCGGCGGGAAAATTGCTTGGAATGTTTGTAAAAGCATAGGAAGTAACGTAGTGACTATCGTTGTAATAACAGGTATAAGAGATTGAATCACCTGTACTATCAAAGGAAATACAGAGCTTACCACCTGAAAAATCACCGGAACTATTGCCGAGAATGCTTGAGATAACATTGGCAAAAGCACAGAAGCTACTTGAGTTACGATTTGCATGAACTGTACCAGAAAATTAGCCCATACTTGAACTAATTGACCGACTGTGGACACTAGTTGAGGCATTGCTGCCGCAAAAGTCGCACTCAGTTGCTGAATGATAGGTGCCATCTGAACAGCTATCTGAGAGAACGACTCACTCAGTGCCTGCCAAAGTTCCTGAAAAGCTTGACCAAGCTCTATAAAGGTAGGACGAAGTGAAGCAAGGCTTGTCATGATTACCTCGCCGGTTTTTGCAAACTCCGGTGCTAATTCTTCTGCAATGCCTGCGAAATACCCAACAAACGCACTTATTACGGGCTGCAAAGCTGTAACTGCACTCCCTATAACTGAAGTCACTTGGGACCATACATTTTGAACAGACGCCCTGAACTCTTCATTCGTTTGATACAATCGGTACAAAAATCCAGCAACGCTAACAAGCGAAGTAATGAAGAAACTAACCGGTCCAGATACGCCCGCCATCGCTAACCCGATCGCAGTTATTGACGGAGTGATAATCGATACTACACCACCAACGCTTGAAAATGCCGTTTTTAGATTTTGAATAAATAGATCTACCGCATCGCCAGCTTTTTCCGATAGACCTGATCCGAACCTTTCGGCAATAGTTGAACCGATATTCACAACGAAGTTATCTACCGAATCGACAACGTTTGTAAATTTTTGTTTTACCGCAGGGACTATCGTTGAAACTCCGTCAGTGAATTTCGACCATCCGGCGATTGACTTTGTTTGGATATAATCGAATGTTTTACCAACCGTTGATGTTATTGCATTGAATGCGGCAACTGTCGTATTTCTTACGGATTCAAAAGTTCCGTTGACAAAGTTACGGAATGTTTCGGACTTTTTGTATGCAATCACAAATGCGGTTCCTATCGCGGTTATGCCGAGAACTGTAAGGCCGATCGGACTCGTGAGTGCTCCGAATGCAACGCTAAGGGCGCTTATGAATTTTTGACTTTTGAATAAATCCTTCAAAAGGCCGCCTAAAGTACCGAGTCCAGATATCATTTGACCGACACCAAGCATTAAAAAACCTAACGCTGCAACCACGCCCAAAATTGAAGTTGTAACTGCAAGAGAAATAGCTACGAACGATTGCATTCCCTTAGATAGACCATTAAACCAATCCGTCGCTCTCTGGAGCATAGAAACGAGTGCAGAGATAGCCGGGGTTAGCGCGTTACCGAATGAAATTTGCGCAGTTTCAACGGCTCCTGAAAGCTCCTCTATCCTACCTTTGAGGTTATTCATTTTCTCAGCAGCAACATTATCGGCCTTGATTTTATCCATCGCAGCCGCCATTTTATCGAAGCCTTTACTTCCTACCTTCCCAAGAATCGACGCACCCCGAATGGCGTCACTACCGAAGATATTATATAGGGCTTCTTGTTTATCTTTTGCGGACAAACCGTCAAGTGCCTTCGAAAGCTCTCCAGATATTTCTGTCATGCTTCGAATATTTCCGTTAGCATCGAAAAATTTATTGTCCATGATACCAAGACTCCGAGTCGCTTTGTCAAAGGCCTTCTCGAACTTTTCGGTACCTTGCTTCGCTCCAGTCGTCTTTTCGACATATTTGTTTAGTGCGTCGTAAATATCACCGATATTTTTACTCGCTGGTTTGAAACCTTTGTCAGTCATACGTTTAAAAGCTTCAGACGTATCAAGGGTGACTAGGCCAAGATCGTGCATTGTCTCATACTGAGCCTTTGTCATAGGTACTAAACGACTTAACATTGTTTTCATTGAAGTACCTGCGTCGGACCCTTTTAGTCCATTCTGAGCGAAAAGAGCCAATGTAGTAGCCGTGTCTTTAAAAGAAAGACCCATTCCAGCGGCTACTGTTGATGTCATTTGAAGACCGTACCGCATCTCTCCGACCGTAGTTGAAGACGAGTTCGCGGCTCCTGCGAGAATATCCGCCGCCTGTGCAACGCTGATGTTATCGTCTTTAAACGCATTCAGTGCAGTCGATGCAATTTCCGCTGCATCCGCAAGCCCTACTTCTCCCGCTGTCGCAAGCGATAACGCGCCCTTAAGTGCGCCATTCAGTATGTCTTCCGTAGATACACCGGCCTTTACGAGTTCTTCCATACCTTGCGCAGCTTCAAGCGCACTGTATTTCGTATCAGCACCGAGTTTAATGGCTAATTCCGTAAGAGCGGAGCTGTATTGGTTGGCTTCTGCCGGATCCATGACCGCCTTTACGTTCGACATCTGCTGCTCGAAGTCCATCGCTTTTTTCGTTGAAGCCGCAAGCCCTCCGCCTAAAGCCGCTGTCGCTACGCCGAATGACATCGCGATTTCAGATCCCGCAGATTGCATCCGACCGCCAACGTCCCGCATCCGATTTCCGACTTCGCCCATCCGGTTGCCGAGCTCGTTCCAACGGCCTGTGTTCGATTGGATCTGTCGGTTCGTTGCGGCCAGCTCAGCTTGAGTTGTACGGAGTTGTGCTGTTGCTTGATTCATTTGAACGCGTAATTCTTGGGTCGCCTGAGCATCTTCACCTTTTGCACGTTTAGCTTCGAGATACAATCGACGTATGTTTTTAAGACGCTGCTCTTGTAACGAGATTGATTGCGTAAGGTGTTCCGATTTTTGCCGTAATTGTTCGGTAGTAGATCCGAAATCCTTTATGCCGGCTGATGAGGCCTCGAATGCTGAATCCAATACGCGTAGCTTGGTTTCGATCGTTTTAATGCTTGCGCTAATTTTGGCGCCCAACTGACCGAAGCCGGTACTCTGCTCACGCATTTTACGGTTAAGAAGGTCTAACTGATCCTCGGTTTTCCGAACCGCCGCAACAGTGCGATTATATTGGGCGAGGAGCTTTTCGGATTGGGCGGAGTACCTTCCCGTCGTCCTTACGCTCTCTTCATATTGTCGTTTTAATTCGTTGAGTTTCGCCTTTTGCGTCTGTAAAGTCCGATTTAATATGTCGGTCTTATTTCGCAATGAATCCAGGCTGTTATCGAATCGGCCAGCGCCAGCCATTGCCGCTTTGAATTCCGAGTTAAGTACCTTTAATTTTCTATTTACGTCCTGAAGGCCGCGAGAGAAATCAATATTGTCTAGCCCTAAACTAACGCGTATTGATCCGACTGATTCAGTCGCCAAATCTCCGATACCTCCCTTCTAAAAACCCGGTATTTGATCGATATAACCGAGTTTTTGTTGTGTTTTTCCGTTTCCATGAGAGCTACCATTGTCGCTAAAGTTCATAAGTTCGCAAAACCACCCGATGTCCATTTCGTCTAGGTAATAGATATCCGAGGGTTTTTCGGAGTTGTCGAGATAGAGCTTTTTGAGATCTCTATCGAGCTGATCTAAAACATCAAGGGGTAAAATATACCCCGGTGTTAGTTTTTTACCTCACCGATTGCCTGCGTTTCAGTTGCTTTGTTCTCGCCGACTTGCTCATTTGGCGCAGCCACAGTCCCTACAACTTTCTGAATTGTTTCTGTAATAACTGGGATCAGTTTTTCAGAAGAGATCCCGTCGTAAAATTGGTCGATATCGAACTGATTATCATAAACTCGAACCACGTAACCAACCAATGCGTCAAGATCCTCAACATCTAAGTCATCGAAGTTGCTTGACTTTGAAAGTTTAATAGCTTCCCGCAACATACGGCCCTTTACAAAAGGTGCTTGAAATACTTTATCTTCGCCGTCAATCATTAATGTAATTTGCATAATCCACGCTCCTAATTTCTTTTATTTTTAATAAAAAAGAGAGCTAAAAACTTAGCTCTCCATCTCTGTTTCAGCGTTGTTTGCATCATCGACCGGTTCTTCTATTGGTTCGGGGCTTTTGGTAGCCCCATTATCAGGGAGTAGAGGTCGTTGGTTCGTAAACTTTCTTGAACCAGTTTTCGATAACCTCTGCTTTCACGCCGTCATCTCCCGTAAATACACTACGCTGCCAAACTTTGTCGTGATCGCGTCGTACAAATACACCAGAAATAGAGTCGGTTTGGAATTCCGGGCTATCTCCTTTAGTTGCAAAAGACTCCTCTTGCGGCTGGAATCTTCCTTTATATAGCGCGTAAAGTTTAGATTTTCCTCCGGTAGTAGCTGACTCAAATAACAAGGCTCCGTATGGTGCAACATCTGTTTCTTTCTTTTCTAGTACACCGTCGGCAAGAATCGTGTGACCTAGCAACAACGCCTGAGCAGCAGTTGATAATTGGTCGATACCGATTTCAACTTCGGTTTCTCCCATCGAAGATTCAACCTCCGAAGGGCCGTCATCAGCATATAGAGTTTCGCTGTTTGTATTCGGTTTAATACTTGCTTCGATCGCATTTCCGATTTTAACCGGAGTATCGTAAGTAACTCCGTTCTCATCTTCCGTTAGAATTTTCGCAAAGTGTATATTTTTTAAACCTACGCGTACGCCTTTTGCCATAGGTTGATTCACTCCTCTTCCGTATTTAGTGTCGTTCCATAACGCAAGACTTTGTGAAAAAGCTCAGTTTCGGTTTCATAAAGGTCCTGTTCGTTTGAACGAAAAAAGCCAGCTCGTTTGAGCCGGCTCTTTACCTCTTTTTCCAGTTCTGAATATTTAGTTGGGTCTTTTGTGAAGATACTGATTTGTACATAGTGATTAGCGAAGGCCTCTTCATCCTCCGTTGAAAGGGCGCCTGATACGTTGTAAACATAAAAGAGAATGTAAGTATCCTCGTCACCTGAATACGTAATAAATCGAACAGGTACACCAATATCCTTCAAAGTCGCCATTACTAGACTCCGAAGACTCATGGCAGCAAATTCCTCCGGTAGTAGCTGACAATCTCTTGCTGCGCATCATCCTTAGATGCAAGAAAAGACGGCTCAACGAACGGTCGAGGAGCGTGCCCTGGGTGGTTAACTTCCTTACCGTAAACAATTTGGCCGTCTGTCTGTATTTTGGCTTTTCGCAGTTTTATAAGGTGTGGACTTGTGCCGAATTCAAGAAAATGTGCTGTGAAAAAGTCTTTTTCAGGGCCGATTACTACTTCGTCTGACTTACTTTTTTCGACAGCGATCTTGTATCTTTTACTCGGGTTGTTCTCTTCCATAGTTTCGTAAATAGGCTTTGCCCCGGCATCTAACGCGCCCGATTTCAACGAATTAGCTCGATTACCCATACGCTGGATATTTCGCATCACCTCGTCAAACCCGGAAATCCGAATGCTCATTTGATTCCGACCTCCTTCGTCACTATCGTAAAGGTGACGTTCCGCTCATCGTCATTTATGATGCTCTCAATTTCGAACGTCCTACCTCCGTATGAAATGCGCAAGTCATTTCTAAGAATCGACTTCATCCGTTTTGAATATCGAATAACAAACCGTGCTGTCCTGTCCGCCTGTACTGCGCCCGCCTGGTAAAATTCGCGCCCCTGAACCGTCTTAACCGCTGACCAAACGGTCGCAACCGGTAACCATTCCTTTATTTCGAATCCCTCATCGTTTGTTGTTTCGGTAAAACGGAGAAATGTGATCCGCTTATTAAAATCTCCTGTGTTCACGTGATCACCTCAGTTGCAATACAATGCCGGCTACTTTGTTTCCGCTCATTGCGGTTGATCTGTTTTCATACGCATCTGTGACGTATATGAGGACGGCCAGTTTATATAGTTCCGATTCCTTGTCGGTTACACCGGCGTTTTCCAGATGTTTCTCTGCGGCGGAAATAAAAAAGGAGATAAGGGAATCCTCCTCATCTCCATCAATCCGCAGATATTCTTTTACCTCATCGGGAGTGATTTTCATATTTACTCACCGCCAGATGGTGTTGGTTCGACAACAGTGATCGTTACGGTATTCTTAACCGTTGTCTTAACTTTCGATTTGACAGTAATCGTAGCAGATCCGGCTGCAACCGCAGTTACCTTTCCAGAGCTCGTCACCGTTGCGACTGACGTGTTGCTCGACGTGTATGTTACGCCTTGGTCAGCTCCACTTGGCGATACTGTTGCGGTAATTTGCTGCGTCTCACCTACGTTCAATGTTTTAGACGATGGGCTGACGCTGATGCTTTCCGGATCAGGCACAGGCGTCGGTTTTGTCGTAACGGAAAGTTCGTTACTTAGCTCCGACGGATTACCCGCCATTGAGATCGCCCGTACTTGGTATTTATACGTAGTTTCCGGTTTTAAACCGCTCTCACTAAACGACGTGCCAACGCGGGTCCCGACGGAAACCCCGTCCCTAAAGATTTCGTATTCTTTGATTCCCCCAGCAAAGGCTACGGCATCCCAACTTAGGGACACCGATGAGTCAGTCGAAGATGCCTTTAGCCCTTGGGGTGCTTTAGGGAGTAGTGTCTACTTTAGCGATACGGAATGCAGATTTCAGTTTAATTTTGTGATCGAAATACGCAGTAAGAACGAATACATTTTCGCCAGTTTTAACGTCTTTATCGCTTTCGTAAGTGATCGCTGGATCATAGTTGAAGTGAGAGTAACGGAAGTCACCGACGATAGGATCAACCGCAGCGTCACAGAATTCAACTGGTTTACCGATGATTTGTTCCGGTTGTGCACCGTAAAGAGTTGCACTTCCATTAGCCAAAGTTTCAATGATTTCGAGATAGTCTGCGTATGTCATCATTACTTTTGCGTTTTCACGGAAGTCCTCCGGAAGATCAGCAATAGCTTTTTTGATTGCTTTATATTTATCTTCCGCAGATACTTGCTTAATTCCGGCAGCGTAGAAGGACATTTCCTCTTCTCCCTGTTTCGGTGTTACTGCGAAAGAAACTTTTTTCTCTTTTGCAGCTAGGCCGGATTGTAAAGCGCGCTCAACTGTAGCGACCAGATCAGTATCAGTAGCTGCCAAAATAGTTTCGGAGATTTTTGCCATGACTTTGAATTTGCGACGTCCGAAAGTAACTACATCTCCGTCTACTTCAAGTTCTTTAGCAGTCTGCAAGTCTTGGATGAAGTCATCATCGTCAAGGGAAAAATCAACTTTAGGGATTTCGAGATTTGTTACACTCGTATACGTTGAAAGCTCACGCAACGGATTCTTTACAAAAGGTTCGTGAATAAGTTCTTCCGAAACTGTTTTAGGAAGGAGTTTTTCCCCGCCTGTTCCGTTATTATCTCCTAACGCAGCACGTACCTCAGGAGCCGGTACTTCTTTTCGCATTGTTGCACGGATTAATCCAGCTTTAGCAGAAATTTTCTTAACTTTTGGATCTTCGCTGTTAAGTCCAGCAGACGCGCCTGCTTTTGCTTTTTCAAGGCTTGCTTGAATTTTAGCTTTTTGTTCCTGCTCTAAAGCATCGTGTTGATTTTGCAGGATATCCATGCGTTCTTTAAGATCGTCTCTTTTTTGTTTTAGAGACCGTACTTCGTCGATAGAAGCGTTAGGGTCGGCTGCTTTGTTCATGATTTCTTTTTCAACCGATGCTAATTGTGTACCTACAGTGTTTAAGTTTGCCTTCAGATCAAATAGTTCCATTAAATGATTCCCCCGTTTTGAAGTTTTAGTAAATTCGTTTGTGCTTCCGCGATAAGCTGCTCACGGAACAGGCGCTCTTTTTCCGCCTGCTTTTCGTCCTCTTTCGTCTGATTAAGAAGTGATTCCGGAGTGTTCCGGTACTTCGCAAATAACTGCGTGTCTACTTTCGCAACGGCAGCGCTAGGAGCTTCGATAGAATCGCACAGCCCTAAATCGAGGCATTCTTGCGCCGACAGCCACGTTTCTGCGTCCATAAGTTCGATCAAACGATCACGATCGAGTTTTCCGCCTGCTTTTTCGAGGTAAGCTTCGATAAGACTTTCGCGAATGCGATCCATGTCGTCGGCTTGTTTGCGGAGTTCTTCCGCATTGCCTTGCGCAACAGTCCACGGATTATGAATCATCATCATCGCGTTTGCGGGCATGAGCGCCTTTTCCTACGTCGACAACAGAATCGAAAAAGCTTTTATTTTTGGTACCTTTCTTAAATGCCGGGATTCCAGAAGACAGTAGATCACGCGTCTCTTTATGTGGAAGGACTTGCGTTCCTTTCGGTAGGTTGAATAGTGTGTCTGTACCCGGACTTAGACCAACGAAACCAGAAGGTGTACGGAATAATTCCGGACCTCCGCCGTCTCCCAAAATAGCGAGTCCGCCTTTGTGCCCTCCCGGCGGAGTACCTTTAGCGAATCTAGGAATTTCTAACTTCGGAATACGAAGTTTCTTATCAACACCAAAAGTATCAAGTAATTTATTAATACCGTTTTGGGTTAGTCCGTTGATAATCCACTCCAGTCCATCGATCATTTTGTTCCCAAGCGCTTTTACACCATCCATAGCTTTCCCAGCCATGCTCTTGATTCCATCTCCAATCTGACCCGGAAGATTCTTAGCCCCTTCGATCAGATTGTTGAATGTTTTCACGACAAAATCCTTGATATTCGTAAAGATTTTTACCGTGTTCCCTTTCATTCCATCCCAAGCGCCGATCGCTCCATTAATCAACCAGGAAAATATTGAAAGAACCAAATTTCCTGCTCCTCGAAGGACAGCCGTAATTATGGACCAGCAGCCTTTTAGAATGCCGATTATGGCTTGCCAGACTCCGCTCCAGTCACCTTTTAGCAACGAAGTGAACAATCGAACTACATTTATAACGATATTCAAAGCGCCTTGAATGACACCAACGATTACCGGGAAAACAGCCTGCACGATTTGGAGAATGAATTGAATTGCCGGAATGAGAACTGTACGAATAATTGTCGCTACAGCTTGTAAAACTGGAACTAGTGCACTTACGGCCGCTTGGATAATTGTTACAAGTACCGGAAAGACAGTCTGAACAATTTGTAAAAGCAACGGCAGCAACGTAACAGCGAGTTGACTCAATACCTGAGCAACAGTAGTCAAAATCATAGTAATTATTGGAGCAACCGCCTGAACAACAGCAAGAATCGGCGGGAAAATTGCTTGGAATGTTTGTAAAAGCATAGGAAGTAACGTAGTGACTATCGTTGTAATAACAGGTATAAGAGATTGAATCACCTGTACTATCAAAGGAAATACAGAGCTTACCACCTGAAAAATCACCGGAACTATTGCCGAGAATGCTTGAGATAACATTGGCAAAAGCACAGAAGCTACTTGAGTTACGATTTGCATGAACTGTACCAGAAAATTAGCCCATACTTGAACTAATTGACCGACTGTGGACACTAGTTGAGGCATTGCTGCCGCAAAAGTCGCACTCAGTTGCTGAATGATAGGTGCCATCTGAACAGCTATCTGAGAGAACGACTCACTCAGTGCCTGCCAAAGTTCCTGAAAAGCTTGACCAAGCTCTATAAAGGTAGGACGAAGTGAAGCAAGGCTTGTCATGATTACCTCGCCGGTTTTTGCAAACTCCGGTGCTAATTCTTCTGCAATGCCTGCGAAATACCCAACAAACGCACTTATTACGGGCTGCAAAGCTGTAACTGCACTCCCTATAACTGAAGTCACTTGGGACCATACATTTTGAACAGACGCCCTGAACTCTTCATTCGTTTGATACAATCGGTACAAAAATCCAGCAACGCTAACAAGCGAAGTAATGAAGAAACTAACCGGTCCAGATACGCCCGCCATCGCTAACCCGATCGCAGTTATTGACGGAGTGATAATCGATACTACACCACCAACGCTTGAAAATGCCGTTTTTAGATTTTGAATAAATAGATCTACCGCATCGCCAGCTTTTTCCGATAGACCTGATCCGAACCTTTCGGCAATAGTTGAACCGATATTCACAACGAAGTTATCTACCGAATCGACAACGTTTGTAAATTTTTGTTTTACCGCAGGGACTATCGTTGAAACTCCGTCAGTGAATTTCGACCATCCGGCGATTGACTTTGTTTGGATATAATCGAATGTTTTACCAACCGTTGATGTTATTGCATTGAATGCGGCAACTGTCGTATTTCTTACGGATTCAAAAGTTCCGTTGACAAAGTTACGGAATGTTTCGGACTTTTTGTATGCAATCACAAATGCGGTTCCTATCGCGGTTATGCCGAGAACTGTAAGGCCGATCGGACTCGTGAGTGCTCCGAATGCAACGCTAAGGGCGCTTATGAATTTTTGACTTTTGAATAAATCCTTCAAAAGGCCGCCTAAAGTACCGAGTCCAGATATCATTTGACCGACACCAAGCATTAAAAAACCTAACGCTGCAACCACGCCCAAAATTGAAGTTGTAACTGCAAGAGAAATAGCTACGAACGATTGCATTCCCTTAGATAGACCATTAAACCAATCCGTCGCTCTCTGGAGCATAGAAACGAGTGCAGAGATAGCCGGGGTTAGCGCGTTACCGAATGAAATTTGCGCAGTTTCAACGGCTCCTGAAAGCTCCTCTATCCTACCTTTGAGGTTATTCATTTTCTCAGCAGCAACATTATCGGCCTTGATTTTATCCATCGCAGCCGCCATTTTATCGAAGCCTTTACTTCCTACCTTCCCAAGAATCGACGCACCCCGAATGGCGTCACTACCGAAGATATTATATAGGGCTTCTTGTTTATCTTTTGCGGACAAACCGTCAAGTGCCTTCGAAAGCTCTCCAGATATTTCTGTCATGCTTCGAATATTTCCGTTAGCATCGAAAAATTTATTGTCCATGATACCAAGACTCCGAGTCGCTTTGTCAAAGGCCTTCTCGAACTTTTCGGTACCTTGCTTCGCTCCAGTCGTCTTTTCGACATATTTGTTTAGTGCGTCGTAAATATCACCGATATTTTTACTCGCTGGTTTGAAACCTTTGTCAGTCATACGTTTAAAAGCTTCAGACGTATCAAGGGTGACTAGGCCAAGATCGTGCATTGTCTCATACTGAGCCTTTGTCATAGGTACTAAACGACTTAACATTGTTTTCATTGAAGTACCTGCGTCGGACCCTTTTAGTCCATTCTGAGCGAAAAGAGCCAATGTAGTAGCCGTGTCTTTAAAAGAAAGACCCATTCCAGCGGCTACTGTTGATGTCATTTGAAGACCGTACCGCATCTCTCCGACCGTAGTTGAAGACGAGTTCGCGGCTCCTGCGAGAATATCCGCCGCCTGTGCAACGCTGATGTTATCGTCTTTAAACGCATTCAGTGCAGTCGATGCAATTTCCGCTGCATCCGCAAGCCCTACTTCTCCCGCTGTCGCAAGCGATAACGCGCCCTTAAGTGCGCCATTCAGTATGTCTTCCGTAGATACACCGGCCTTTACGAGTTCTTCCATACCTTGCGCAGCTTCAAGCGCACTGTATTTCGTATCAGCACCGAGTTTAATGGCTAATTCCGTAAGAGCGGAGCTGTATTGGTTGGCTTCTGCCGGATCCATGACCGCCTTTACGTTCGACATCTGCTGCTCGAAGTCCATCGCTTTTTTCGTTGAAGCCGCAAGCCCTCCGCCTAAAGCCGCTGTCGCTACGCCGAATGACATCGCGATTTCAGATCCCGCAGATTGCATCCGACCGCCAACGTCCCGCATCCGATTTCCGACTTCGCCCATCCGGTTGCCGAGCTCGTTCCAACGGCCTGTGTTCGATTGGATCTGTCGGTTCGTTGCGGCCAGCTCAGCTTGAGTTGTACGGAGTTGTGCTGTTGCTTGATTCATTTGAACGCGTAATTCTTGGGTCGCCTGAGCATCTTCACCTTTTGCACGTTTAGCTTCGAGATACAATCGACGTATGTTTTTAAGACGCTGCTCTTGTAACGAGATTGATTGCGTAAGGTGTTCCGATTTTTGCCGTAATTGTTCGGTAGTAGATCCGAAATCCTTTATGCCGGCTGATGAGGCCTCGAATGCTGAATCCAATACGCGTAGCTTGGTTTCGATCGTTTTAATGCTTGCGCTAATTTTGGCGCCCAACTGACCGAAGCCGGTACTCTGCTCACGCATTTTACGGTTAAGAAGGTCTAACTGATCCTCGGTTTTCCGAACCGCCGCAACAGTGCGATTATATTGGGCGAGGAGCTTTTCGGATTGGGCGGAGTACCTTCCCGTCGTCCTTACGCTCTCTTCATATTGTCGTTTTAATTCGTTGAGTTTCGCCTTTTGCGTCTGTAAAGTCCGATTTAATATGTCGGTCTTATTTCGCAATGAATCCAGGCTGTTATCGAATCGGCCAGCGCCAGCCATTGCCGCTTTGAATTCCGAGTTAAGTACCTTTAATTTTCTATTTACGTCCTGAAGGCCGCGAGAGAAATCAATATTGTCTAGCCCTAAACTAACGCGTATTGATCCGACTGATTCAGTCGCCAAATCTCCGATACCTCCCTTCTAAAAACCCGGTATTTGATCGATATAACCGAGTTTTTGTTGTGTTTTTCCGTTTCCATGAGAGCTACCATTGTCGCTAAAGTTCATAAGTTCGCAAAACCACCCGATGTCCATTTCGTCTAGGTAATAGATATCCGAGGGTTTTTCGGAGTTGTCGAGATAGAGCTTTTTGAGATCTCTATCGAGCTGATCTAAAACATCAAGGGGTAAAATATACCCCGGTGTTAGTTTTTTACCTCACCGATTGCCTGCGTTTCAGTTGCTTTGTTCTCGCCGACTTGCTCATTTGGCGCAGCCACAGTCCCTACAACTTTCTGAATTGTTTCTGTAATAACTGGGATCAGTTTTTCAGAAGAGATCCCGTCGTAAAATTGGTCGATATCGAACTGATTATCATAAACTCGAACCACGTAACCAACCAATGCGTCAAGATCCTCAACATCTAAGTCATCGAAGTTGCTTGACTTTGAAAGTTTAATAGCTTCCCGCAACATACGGCCCTTTACAAAAGGTGCTTGAAATACTTTATCTTCGCCGTCAATCATTAATGTAATTTGCATAATCCACGCTCCTAATTTCTTTTATTTTTAATAAAAAAGAGAGCTAAAAACTTAGCTCTCCATCTCTGTTTCAGCGTTGTTTGCATCATCGACCGGTTCTTCTATTGGTTCGGGGCTTTTGGTAGCCCCATTATCAGGGAGTAGAGGTCGTTGGTTCGTAAACTTTCTTGAACCAGTTTTCGATAACCTCTGCTTTCACGCCGTCATCTCCCGTAAATACACTACGCTGCCAAACTTTGTCGTGATCGCGTCGTACAAATACACCAGAAATAGAGTCGGTTTGGAATTCCGGGCTATCTCCTTTAGTTGCAAAAGACTCCTCTTGCGGCTGGAATCTTCCTTTATATAGCGCGTAAAGTTTAGATTTTCCTCCGGTAGTAGCTGACTCAAATAACAAGGCTCCGTATGGTGCAACATCTGTTTCTTTCTTTTCTAGTACACCGTCGGCAAGAATCGTGTGACCTAGCAACAACGCCTGAGCAGCAGTTGATAATTGGTCGATACCGATTTCAACTTCGGTTTCTCCCATCGAAGATTCAACCTCCGAAGGGCCGTCATCAGCATATAGAGTTTCGCTGTTTGTATTCGGTTTAATACTTGCTTCGATCGCATTTCCGATTTTAACCGGAGTATCGTAAGTAACTCCGTTCTCATCTTCCGTTAGAATTTTCGCAAAGTGTATATTTTTTAAACCTACGCGTACGCCTTTTGCCATAGGTTGATTCACTCCTCTTCCGTATTTAGTGTCGTTCCATAACGCAAGACTTTGTGAAAAAGCTCAGTTTCGGTTTCATAAAGGTCCTGTTCGTTTGAACGAAAAAAGCCAGCTCGTTTGAGCCGGCTCTTTACCTCTTTTTCCAGTTCTGAATATTTAGTTGGGTCTTTTGTGAAGATACTGATTTGTACATAGTGATTAGCGAAGGCCTCTTCATCCTCCGTTGAAAGGGCGCCTGATACGTTGTAAACATAAAAGAGAATGTAAGTATCCTCGTCACCTGAATACGTAATAAATCGAACAGGTACACCAATATCCTTCAAAGTCGCCATTACTAGACTCCGAAGACTCATGGCAGCAAATTCCTCCGGTAGTAGCTGACAATCTCTTGCTGCGCATCATCCTTAGATGCAAGAAAAGACGGCTCAACGAACGGTCGAGGAGCGTGCCCTGGGTGGTTAACTTCCTTACCGTAAACAATTTGGCCGTCTGTCTGTATTTTGGCTTTTCGCAGTTTTATAAGGTGTGGACTTGTGCCGAATTCAAGAAAATGTGCTGTGAAAAAGTCTTTTTCAGGGCCGATTACTACTTCGTCTGACTTACTTTTTTCGACAGCGATCTTGTATCTTTTACTCGGGTTGTTCTCTTCCATAGTTTCGTAAATAGGCTTTGCCCCGGCATCTAACGCGCCCGATTTCAACGAATTAGCTCGATTACCCATACGCTGGATATTTCGCATCACCTCGTCAAACCCGGAAATCCGAATGCTCATTTGATTCCGACCTCCTTCGTCACTATCGTAAAGGTGACGTTCCGCTCATCGTCATTTATGATGCTCTCAATTTCGAACGTCCTACCTCCGTATGAAATGCGCAAGTCATTTCTAAGAATCGACTTCATCCGTTTTGAATATCGAATAACAAACCGTGCTGTCCTGTCCGCCTGTACTGCGCCCGCCTGGTAAAATTCGCGCCCCTGAACCGTCTTAACCGCTGACCAAACGGTCGCAACCGGTAACCATTCCTTTATTTCGAATCCCTCATCGTTTGTTGTTTCGGTAAAACGGAGAAATGTGATCCGCTTATTAAAATCTCCTGTGTTCACGTGATCACCTCAGTTGCAATACAATGCCGGCTACTTTGTTTCCGCTCATTGCGGTTGATCTGTTTTCATACGCATCTGTGACGTATATGAGGACGGCCAGTTTATATAGTTCCGATTCCTTGTCGGTTACACCGGCGTTTTCCAGATGTTTCTCTGCGGCGGAAATAAAAAAGGAGATAAGGGAATCCTCCTCATCTCCATCAATCCGCAGATATTCTTTTACCTCATCGGGAGTGATTTTCATATTTACTCACCGCCAGATGGTGTTGGTTCGACAACAGTGATCGTTACGGTATTCTTAACCGTTGTCTTAACTTTCGATTTGACAGTAATCGTAGCAGATCCGGCTGCAACCGCAGTTACCTTTCCAGAGCTCGTCACCGTTGCGACTGACGTGTTGCTCGACGTGTATGTTACGCCTTGGTCAGCTCCACTTGGCGATACTGTTGCGGTAATTTGCTGCGTCTCACCTACGTTCAATGTTTTAGACGATGGGCTGACGCTGATGCTTTCCGGATCAGGCACAGGCGTCGGTTTTGTCGTAACGGAAAGTTCGTTACTTAGCTCCGACGGATTACCCGCCATTGAGATCGCCCGTACTTGGTATTTATACGTAGTTTCCGGTTTTAAACCGCTCTCACTAAACGACGTGCCAACGCGGGTCCCGACGGAAACCCCGTCCCTAAAGATTTCGTATTCTTTGATTCCCCCAGCAAAGGCTACGGCATCCCAACTTAGGGACACCGATGAGTCAGTCGAAGATGCCTTTAGCCCTTGGGGTGCTTTAGGGAGTAGTGTCTACTTTAGCGATACGGAATGCAGATTTCAGTTTAATTTTGTGATCGAAATACGCAGTAAGAACGAATACATTTTCGCCAGTTTTAACGTCTTTATCGCTTTCGTAAGTGATCGCTGGATCATAGTTGAAGTGAGAGTAACGGAAGTCACCGACGATAGGATCAACCGCAGCGTCACAGAATTCAACTGGTTTACCGATGATTTGTTCCGGTTGTGCACCGTAAAGAGTTGCACTTCCATTAGCCAAAGTTTCAATGATTTCGAGATAGTCTGCGTATGTCATCATTACTTTTGCGTTTTCACGGAAGTCCTCCGGAAGATCAGCAATAGCTTTTTTGATTGCTTTATATTTATCTTCCGCAGATACTTGCTTAATTCCGGCAGCGTAGAAGGACATTTCCTCTTCTCCCTGTTTCGGTGTTACTGCGAAAGAAACTTTTTTCTCTTTTGCAGCTAGGCCGGATTGTAAAGCGCGCTCAACTGTAGCGACCAGATCAGTATCAGTAGCTGCCAAAATAGTTTCGGAGATTTTTGCCATGACTTTGAATTTGCGACGTCCGAAAGTAACTACATCTCCGTCTACTTCAAGTTCTTTAGCAGTCTGCAAGTCTTGGATGAAGTCATCATCGTCAAGGGAAAAATCAACTTTAGGGATTTCGAGATTTGTTACACTCGTATACGTTGAAAGCTCACGCAACGGATTCTTTACAAAAGGTTCGTGAATAAGTTCTTCCGAAACTGTTTTAGGAAGGAGTTTTTCCCCGCCTGTTCCGTTATTATCTCCTAACGCAGCACGTACCTCAGGAGCCGGTACTTCTTTTCGCATTGTTGCACGGATTAATCCAGCTTTAGCAGAAATTTTCTTAACTTTTGGATCTTCGCTGTTAAGTCCAGCAGACGCGCCTGCTTTTGCTTTTTCAAGGCTTGCTTGAATTTTAGCTTTTTGTTCCTGCTCTAAAGCATCGTGTTGATTTTGCAGGATATCCATGCGTTCTTTAAGATCGTCTCTTTTTTGTTTTAGAGACCGTACTTCGTCGATAGAAGCGTTAGGGTCGGCTGCTTTGTTCATGATTTCTTTTTCAACCGATGCTAATTGTGTACCTACAGTGTTTAAGTTTGCCTTCAGATCAAATAGTTCCATTAAATGATTCCCCCGTTTTGAAGTTTTAGTAAATTCGTTTGTGCTTCCGCGATAAGCTGCTCACGGAACAGGCGCTCTTTTTCCGCCTGCTTTTCGTCCTCTTTCGTCTGATTAAGAAGTGATTCCGGAGTGTTCCGGTACTTCGCAAATAACTGCGTGTCTACTTTCGCAACGGCAGCGCTAGGAGCTTCGATAGAATCGCACAGCCCTAAATCGAGGCATTCTTGCGCCGACAGCCACGTTTCTGCGTCCATAAGTTCGATCAAACGATCACGATCGAGTTTTCCGCCTGCTTTTTCGAGGTAAGCTTCGATAAGACTTTCGCGAATGCGATCCATGTCGTCGGCTTGTTTGCGGAGTTCTTCCGCATTGCCTTGCGCAACAGTCCACGGATTATGAATCATCATCATCGCGTTTGCGGGCATAAAAATAGTGTCACCGGACATTGCGATGACACTTGCGATAGAGGCAGCCAGCCCGTCGACGTAGACGTTAACATGGGCTTTGTGCCGCTTTATGATGTTGTAGATCGAATTCCCTTCGAAAACAGAGCCACCTGGCGAATTGATATAGATATTTAGCGCAGAAACTTCGCCAAGTCCGTCTAAATCCTCCTTGAAAGTTTGCGCAGTCACTTCGTCACCCCAGAACTGGGCCGAACTGATTTCACTGTAAATGTAAATCTCGCCTGTTTTAGCGTCATTCTTCGCCGCTTTGATTTCCCAGAACTTCTTTATCGTCCTCACCTCCTTTCGAATTTTCGTTATCACCTTCGTTAATTTCTAACGTTGGAGGCGTCGGTACATCCGCCGATGTTATTTTCTGTTGCGCAACCTGGTCGATTGGGAATAAATCTTTGCTTAAATAAAGCGTATCTCCGCCCTCTTCTGGCGGCAAATCCTCCCACGCACGCACCTCATTCGGCTTAAACCAGCCGCTCCGGATACCTTGTTGATAAAAATTACCGCGGGTCTGCATGTCCCCACGCAGTAACGCGTTCATACTGAACTTAAAATAATAACCGGACTTGCGTTCCTTTTCGGTCAGCAGCTTCCGGTTAAATTCTTTTTCGTATTGAGTTGCGATAGGCATTAGCGTGCCTTGTACATAATCGATATAAAGCTGCTCCATATTGGAGACGCTGCCTTGTGTCTCGCCAAGCATGTACAACGGAATATTAAAGGCCTGCGCGACTCTTGAACGTGTCACTTTTTCGACCTCAAACGCCTTTGTATCGATGAATTCCTTCTTTAATTCGCGTATTTTTACCCCCGGTTCCTGAATTAAGAGGCCTCCGTTGTCTTTATAGAAACTTTTAAAGTTCTCTAACATCCTTTCTTTGCGTGTATCGTCGAGCTGATTCGCCAATTCCAGAATGAACGATATCTTTGCTCCGTCCATTTGTTCGAGACTGAACAGCCGGACGTCGCGATCAAAGTCGAGAGCGTTCCGCAGAACCTTTAGCGGTGAGATTCCTTTCAACCCGTCTACCGACGTATATTTAACGTGAATCATGTCCATGTTGTGAACGAAATAATTTCCGTTGTCTCCTAAAATCTCGTACCAAAGTTCACGAGTAGTCTCTTCAATCACCGGCTGCACTCTCGAAGGATCCAAAACCTCTAATCCGACGACTTCATAGCGCATTCCGTACCGTTTTATTGCGTAAGCATTGCCATATACGGCCCGATGCGTCTCCAAAAGGCCGATAAATTGCCCGGATGTCATGTTATGATTCGGCGCGTATGTCAGAAGCTCGGAAGCCTGAGACTCAATCGGTTGATAATTTTTATACGCCTTGATCGGTAGGCTTGACATTGTGTTTGATAATCGCGACACAGCCGAGAAAACCGTTTCGTTGTCAACTAGCGCATGTTCTCCGTAATTTCCTAGAATAGTAGCACGAGGAATAAACCAGTGTGTTAGATCTCTTCTCGTTTCCGCCTTGACATCGGATGGTTTGCGAAAAAAATTCCGAACATTGCTCCAAAAGCCCAATTTCTCACCTCCTAACCGTTTAATAGATCGCTAATTGAGATAAATCCGACGCTTCCGCCCTCAACCGGCTTCGTCATATCGAGATAAACCTGTGTATGTGCGTTCAGAAAAGCCGCAAAGCCATCGATTTTCCGGTACCTCGTTTGTTTAGTCGGCAACCAGTTACCGTTCCGATCTTCGACGAGCTTGACGTTGTTTAGATACCATGTGAAAAGCTTGTTCTCGTTATAAACGACGTTCCCGTCAAGCAGTAATTCTTTGATGTGTTTTAACGGATCACTCAGCGTAATATAACCCTGACGCACGACCTCCGTTTGGAATCCGTAGTTTTGAAGATCGTGAACCAACCGCATTGCATTCGCCGGGTCAAACGTGATCTTATCGATCTGATATTTGCGCGACATTTCAACGAACCAGTCGTAAACGTACTCATATTCCACGTATTCGCCCGGAATAATCGTCAAATATCCGTCATCTTGCCACTCTCGGTACGGTATTTTCTCGTTATCTTTCTCGACTTTTGCCGCCGGAACCCATGAATGAGACAAAACAAAAACGCGATTATCCGGCAAAATAAATTCCAGACACGCGCTCGTAAAGTCTTCCGTTTGTGATAAGTCGAAGCCGCCGATACATCTCATGCCGCGCAGTTCTTCGATATCATGATATTTGTTATTACGTTTTATAACTTCGAAGTCTACAAAGCTTTGCTCGCCGTTATCCACGAACATATTAAACTGCTTCGTAATCCAGTCGTTTCTCTCTTGCGGGATGTCGCGATCCGACCGGTAATCCTGAACCATTGTCGGAAGCTTCATCGTTACCCCCATATTCGGGTTCGCTTTTATCCATTCAGTCGGCTGATCTATCTCCTTTTCGTCGTCTAATTCCGCAATAAAGTAGAATTTTCGGTCCTGTTCATTCGATCCTTCAAGAACATCGGAAGCAACTTCGTAATATTCAACTAACGGGCCGTCTAAAACGTACCCTGCGGTCGTAATATAAATAACCATCGGCTGTCTCCGCGCAGACCAGGAGCGCTTGATTACGTTTATCAGCTTAAATCCTTGGAACTCGTGTATCTCATCAAAAATGCCGAGGTGAGTATTAAGTCCGTCAAGCTTTTTACTATCGGATGCTCTCGGCTCAATACGACTCAAAGACTTCATATCGAATATTCCTTTTTGGTTTTCCTTCATATTTCTCCGAAGTGCTGGCGACTTCTGAACCATCGCCCGGCTTTCATCGAAAAGTTCACCAGCCTGCTGCTTCGAGTTGGCTAAAACGTAAACACGCGCCCCCGGTTCGTTATCTTTTGATATCGCAAAGTTTGCTAATCCGCTAATCATCGTCGTTTTACCGTTTTTACGGCCAATAAAAACCAGACCCTCGCGAAATCTCCGCAACCCGGTATCACGATGCACCCACCCGTAGAGTGAGCCGATTACGAAATGTTGCCACGGCTGAAGCGTTAGGTTGGCGTAATCACCTTTTGACGGTTTGCAAAACTTTTCAATGAACCGAATTGGTCGGTGTCCTTTTTCGATATCAAATACGTAAGGAAATTCGTCAGTACCAGCGCGCTCCAAGTCTCGCAGGTGACGTTTACACGCCAAAACATTTTTCCGACTTGCTTTAATTTCTCCCGCAACAACTTTCTCCGCGTAAAAGGTTGTAAGTAGATTTTCGGCCGGTTTTTCGCATATAAATCCGGCCATTTTTTGCGTTTTTAGCCAGTTTTCGAACCATTTTTCGAGCTCCGTAGGGCTAGAATTCGTCGTAATCGTCGTCATTTTCACCACCACCCGCGTTTAATTCTTTGCGCTGTGCCGGCGTAAGATCGAGCGATTTCAGAAGATTGTTTAACGTCGTCACCGTCTTCGTAAGCTCAATCGCTAACGGATTTTTGACGAGGTTTTCCGCGCCTGCTTTGTTCGTATGCCGCATCATTAAAGGGTTTTCGGCTACTTCCTTTTTTAGTCGGCGGTAAAACTTATGAGTGTCGACGTAAAGTTCGATCAGTTCTTCATCCGATTCTTTGTATCTGTCTCCGAGATATTCCCGGATTTTTTTCGCTGTCGGTACCGCCATTAAAACACTCCTTTCATTCGGGGAGACCCCCCTTTAATGTAAAATTTCTGGTCGCGCAACAAGCGAAGGGGGCCCGCCGGTCCCTTGTATTTTTGTTTTTTAGTCCAGAGGGGAGGGGGCTATAATTCGGGGTTAGCCTCTGTCTTTACAACCCTGATTTTTCTCTGTTTCTTCTCTGTTTTGGCACTTTTCTGCCCCTTCTCCGGATGGCGTTTGTTGTGGCAGGAATTGCAAAGGCTGACCAAATTTGATGCATCTAAAGCTAATTCAGGGTATTCTCGCAGCTCCTTTATGTGGTGTACAGTCTCTGCTTTAGTGATCGTTTTATTTGCGAGACAGTCTTGACACAGGTGATGGTCGCGCTTGAGTACTAAGGCTCGGCACTTAGCCCAGGCTGTAGACTTATAGAACGCTCGTGCTTCCAGGTCACGCTTATGTCTGTCGTAGTAGTTACTCATCGCCTTGCCCCCGCCATGAATCTCGATAGAGTTAGCGCCGGCCCCAGTCGTACTAGTCTGGGCTTACAGAACGGACGGCCAGCCAGTTGTATAAATCCAAGCTCATAGTCGCGTTCCTTTCGTTGCTCTCGTAGGTATCTATAGCGCTGCTTACGTTCTCTATTCACAGGCCTTCTCTCCTACGCACAATTCCTTTGTCTCTGTTACCGGAAGCTTAGTACATGTATTGGCGTGCTTGATACGGAAATAAGTACCACCGATCTGTTTATCGTTTTTAGTCCGCCACTCGAAGTCTACCGCAATACGGCCGGTAATCTCTTCGCCCTTATATACAACGCGCGGTATCGATTGTTCATCCGTTAGTTCTATCGTTAGTAAGTTCGGTTTAGGTTTGACCTCCAACGCTATCCCTCCGTTTCCTTCCGTTTATAGCGTACTTCTAATCCTCCATCGTCATTTACCGCAAAGATAAACTCGTTAGCTCCATCGTTCATTAGTCCGGATATGACGCTTTTCGTTGCCTCCCGTTCTTCTTCCGTACTGTATCCCGGAAGCTTTACCTTAACGTAATTCTCTCGCTTCGCTGTAGTAAACGTGATAGGCGTTACATAGCCGGTATAAGGCTTAGTAGATACGGACGTACTGCCGTACTTACTACGTATATACTCGACCGCATTAAGCGCAGCATTAATCGGATTAGCCAACGTCATCCCTCCTTTCTCATACTAAAGCGTCAATCACTCTACGGTGATTTACCAATCCGACGCGCCCACCAATACCGTTGCACTTTGTCTTTATCTTTTATATAAGTTCTTTATCGCGATAATGTATTTAATAGATTACCAATATCTGCGTATCGTATGAGCGCAGCGAATAGATCGCTATTATTTGTTTCTCTTTTACGTATTGCTCTTTTACTTCTTTCTCTTTTTACAGTCCGCCCTGTGCAGATGATCCATCGTATGTCTTGCGCATACTAGCGATCGTATGTCCTAGGCATACTATGCGTCATAGCAACGTTTATAACAGCTTGGATAGAACGTGATACCGATCCTTAATACTGAAGGTGCGTAGCATGCGTTCTATATACTCGTTATCTAAACCGGTTGTTTCTTCTAGCTCGATCTTCATGCGCTCCACTTCGTGCTTACAATCGTAATGGCTCGGGAACTCCTCGGTATTCAATGCGCTTTTAGCAGCGTTACACGGACGACAGAGTAGCTGGAGATTGTCGATGTCATCTGTACCGCCACTCGCTTGCGGAATAATATGATCGATATTGTACGTTAGGCTTTCGTTACCGTTAGCTTCACGCTTACTAACGAGTCCTTCTACTCCGCAGTGAGCGCATTTCCTTGCGCTTAAATCAGCGAACTCTTCTCTCCTTTTATACGACCATTTTAACGCCACCTAATTACGCTCCTTTCTGCGACGCTTCGGCAAGTACACGCTAAAGTCCGGTCGCACCGTTTCGCCGAACTCATTCACGATATATCCATCGTCAGTTATGTGCGGGCAGAACGACGGAAAGTACCACTTGAAACGCTTTGTCCCTTCGTAATGTCCGGTCGTCCGTATGATCCCGTTAGTCTCTAAGATCGCGGCCAGCAGATTAATCCGGTTACGATCGACGCGAAGGTGCTGCTGAATAGTTTCGTAGTTTAAGAAGCAAGCGCCGAACCTATCGTTAAGGCTTCCGTCACTGCGCGTATAGTTACCGTCGATATACGATTGCAGCAGAAAGTAAAACGCCACAACATCGCGAATCTCAGGCTTTCGTTTGTAATCGGCATAGACTACGTCATAAGCTTCGTTAATTAGGCGCGGAAATACCTTGCGCATAAGCTCCCGACTGTATACCTCGAACCCTTGCGGATTGTCTAAGAGCGCGGCTTTGTCATTCGGCATTGGCTTGCGGTCTGGTTGGTCTCTGTTGTTCAGCGCTACAACGTTACTCATCCGCCCCCTCCTCAACGTAAATAACTTCGGCTGCATTATCGATAACCCATCGAAAATGCCGATCGTTTACAATCGGATTATCTGCGCAACCTGGCAGCATAAATAGCGATATGTTTTCCGGATTTATGCCGTCCAGTACGTAAGGATTACGCGATACAAATTGCGTGTACTTATAGTTCGGATACCTCGTTTTCACACGTTTCCACATCGTTTTGGCTTCGCTAACGGTCCGTCCTACAACGAGAGCGCATCGCCATTTCTCTTTCGGTTTAGGGCCGTCGGACAGAGCGAAAAAGGCTTGGCGCAATTGATCGAGCTGTTCGTCGTATTCATCGCCTGCGGTAAGTTTAACGGTTATTTTACCGCTCATCAGCGCTCCTCCTTCGAATTTCCTTTCCGACCAGATAAACGGTAGGCTCTTCGTCTAACCTATCGAATATAGACCGCAATGATCGGGCCGTCTCCCAACCGTCAGCTAACGGTTTCTCACCGAGCCGTTCAGCTAGGTCCTGAAATTCGGCCAGCGCCTTAGTCGCCGCCTTTGCTTCGCGTTGAACCGCCTTGAGTCCGGGTATCGCGTCGGACACATCCAAGTCGATTTTAATTTTGCCGATTGATTCGCGCTTTGATTCCGCCATTCACATCGTCTCCTTTTTCGTTATTGCTGCGCTAAAAACGCAAGCACAAAAAGACCCCCGCCGTGATGACGGAAGCCTCGTTCTGATTGCGTTATTAACACCCGCCGCCTCAAGACTGGGCGACGTGGTTTTTCGGAAGGCAAGACCGGTTATAATCCTTCCGCGAGGCCGTTTCTGTTGCTCTTGTCAGGTTAAGCGCTCCGAACGCTTTCCTCTTATTTCGCGCGGTTTTCAATGACCCGTGTAAGGAGGTACGCGCCCGGTACGAATAAAATTGCACGAAATTAGCGTTTCTAACCGTTACCCTACCGAATACCCTCGGCGAAGGCTGAGACGTCTAATTTCGTGTGATTTGCGCGTGAAAATCGTTATGCTATTCCGCTTTATGTTCGTCAATGACTGCGCAAATGTACGCATCAACACCGTTATAAGCTTCGTCAGTGGTCCGCTCTTTGAAATCGGCGAGAGCATCTTCGTAATTGTTGTAGATCGCTTGGCTAGCGTCACAATAGTCGCTGAATACTACGTACTTCATACGAGAACACCTCCGTTTATATCGCCGCAATATGTACTAAAAGGACGCCAAGTGTGCGGCTAGTGCCCGTTGTTGCTCCGTAGTTGTAGCGTCCTTCTCATAACGTATAGACAACTACGCGTGTAAAAGTTGATATATTAACGGAATATTTTCGTATGTTTAAAACATAGCGTCCACTCCGTCGCTTACGCTCCTACGTGTCCGCGGATATTATTAAGACCTTTATCGCGATACAATTATTTATACAATATACATGATTGCGTTTCTGCGGGACGGAGTGAAACGTAGTTCCCGCTAGTCTTCGAATTCAGAAGACTAAGAAGTAATTCCGCACTCAAAATCGCTGTATCCCTTGCGGCTGTAAGCACGAACCCCATTTTCTCATGTACGAATAAAGTCGTGTTTTTGGCCGATTTGTACGAATAAAGTCGTGTTCATTATCAATTACGTTATTCTAATTGAGAATATGCCGATAATCACCCGACCTCTCACCGTCATATCTATCGTATTATTATTCATATAAACGTATAAATATACTGTAATAACACGAAGAAATAGACGCCAATCATTCGTCAGCGTCTTCGTCTAGGTCGATAAGCTCTCGTATATCCGATATATTCAACGCGGTTGCAATCCGGCTAAGGTGGTCGAGCTGCACCCGTTCCTTAATCCCGCGACACAGTTCGCTGATGGCAGACGGCCTTATCCCGGTTAGCTCTGCGAGTTCCTTCTGCGTCATATTCTTCCGATCAAGTAGCTCGGCTATCTTTAATTTAACGATCATTTGCCGGCACCTCCTGCGATTATTATAACGTAAAAACGATATTTTTGTAAATAACGTATTGACGTTATAACGGTTATGCGTTATAATTAAGATAACGAAAGGAGGTGAACGTAATTGATTGACGTAGTGATGAAGCTTTCGGCAATCGCCGCAACTTGGCTCGGAATTATCAAGCTCGGCCTTGAACTCCGCAAGATGCGAAAAGACTCCGAAAGTAAAGAGCGACGGGCTCCGACCAAGAAACACCGTCGCCGATTATAACACCGAGGGGCATTTCGCCCCTTGTCAATCAATTATAACACGAATGAAACGAATTGATACCACCGAAATTTTGTTAGTCGTCGTCTTGCTCGCCTGGATTGCGGATATGAACTTCGGCCGGCTGTCCGTTCTGGACTACGTCGGCCTCGGATCAGCGATCGTTTTCATCGCGCTTCTATTCTTTAGATCGGGGAGGAATCGGTCACACCGCCGCTGAAGCCGCAGCAGGCCGATCAGCTTCTCGATCTATATCAACGCCCTGACGCCGGCAAAGCTTATCAGATCGGCTTCAATCTCGGCTATTTAATCGCAAACAAATACGGAGGTAATGACGATGAATAAAACGAAACTCTTAACGGCCATCCTCGGCCTATCAATCGCAGGCAACGCGGCTCTCGGAATCTACGCCGCCAAACTATACGAAGATGTCGATATTGCTTATCGCGTGGCTGACGACATGGCTGCGGAAGCTGAGGACGCCCAGGAAACGATCGAGCGCGAATATATTGTCGAAGGCAAAGACTACGCTGTTTCAGCGGATGACGGCGGCTTTAGTTTCGATCCGGCAGCCACAGACGCAAAGCCAGGCGATCGGATCAGCGTTACTTTTACGAAGGATCAATACGAAAATGGCAGCGGATTTAAGGCGATTAAGGTTATCGAATAACACACGAAATCAGGCGTTAAGCGGCCGCCGATACCTAATATACCCGCAGCAGATTCCGGCGGCTCCTACGCTTTAATTTCGTGGGAAAATCATTGAAAGGAGACGATGAACAATGTCGATCAATAAAACACGCGGCTTTCTTTACGGATTATCTCGCCTGCTTGGCGATGTGAACGCGGTCAAGAAAGGAACGGTCGGAAAGCGTATCGTTCGAAGGGCAGCTGGCAAGCACCGGTTCAAGACGAAAAACGGCCTGCTGCGGCTTCCGTCGTTTCATGAATGGCGTTGAATTGATCACACTATTGTCGTATTCTAATATTCGGAGGTTGAGACGAATGGATTACGAAACAAAAGGATATGATACGACGATTGTATACGATTATAAGGAGTACCCGGACGTTCATTACGGGCGCTGCGATAACTGCGATTATACGCTGTTTAAAAGTTCGGTGAAGGACGGCATTTTCCTACGTGAGTGCCGCAGATGCGGTATGAAGAAGAGCATATAAAACAAATAAGGCCGAGCGGGCTAATTTATCTTGTACAAAGCTTATCTTTACATTCTTCTTTGGGTTCGGCATCAACCGTATATGACAATATTTCTTTATTGGCTGGATCATATAGACCTTCAAACTCTTTTTCTCCGTTAGTATAACCCTTCACAGTAATACCACCCATTGGATTAATATAGTAATTCTCAGAAAAATGGATATCTTTCACATCTTTATAGTTAGTTGTTAAAAATTTTTCCATATGATTCTGTGCTTCTTCGAATAAAGCAATCTCTTTTTCCTTTTGATCGTGCTGATGCTTCATAAAAAGTCCTCCAACTGCTATAATTATTAAAATAAGGATAATTATGTACTTTTTCTTTTTCAATCGGAAATCAACCCTTTCCTATCCTATTTTACAAAAATAAAGAGGCGATGTATATGAGTGATAAGATAAAAGTTCCAAAAATAACAGATAAAACTTATTATACGCTAAGTCAGGAATCTTACAACCGCGAAAGATTAGATGATAAATTGAAAACAGGAAAACCGATACAGACAGACCAAAAAACTTATTGGTATGTCGAAAAAATTAAAAGAGACTCTGATACGGGACTTGATGCCGTTGTTTTTTCTCAGGGTCAAAAAACAAAAGACGGCAAGTGGGTCAAATCAGATAATCCCGAAAACGTCGTCGTAGCCTTCGCGGGAACTGATCCGAAAAGCCAGTTCTTTCAAGATGTTATTGACGCAGACGGCGGGAACGTTGTGATGGGAATTGACCCGAAAAAGAAGGAACACTACATAGCCGAAAAAGATGCGAAAGATACTTCTAAAACACTCGGAAAATATAACGGAACTCCGTCACAAGACTCGATGCTTAGCACCGGTAACTACAAATTAATTACGAAAACGTCCCAAATCGGGCAAGCTGACGATCTGGTGCGGGAAGTTAAACAAAAGTATAAAGGCACCTCGACGGTTATTTCAACTACCGGACACTCGCTTGGCGGCGCAGAAGCTGAATACAGCGCGGTCAACAACAACATCTATGCCGTCGCGTTTAACAGCCCTTCAATTGTTAAGCTGCACTCTGAGGAGCAGCAAAAGAAAATTAACAACGGTGAATATGACCGGTCCATAAAATCGATTATCAATCCGGATGACATGGTCGGGGCCGGCTGGTGGAACGAATATGACCGGCACAATGGAACGACAATTTATACGAAGGACCCTGAATTATCAAATGCGGTGCGCGAGGCGAGAATGCAGGGCGATGTATTCCAACAAATCGGGCAAAACGCTGGGTATTTCTTTCAGACCGCAATCTTAGGAATGCCCGACACCCACGGCCTCAATGATTCGAATTTCACCTTCGACGAAGACGGCAACGTTCAAAATGTTGAAGGCGATGAACTCGTCTACGATAAAAATTTAAAAGCAATGCTGCCGGCTGAAGTGGCATCAGGGAGCGGCGCGATTAAAGTCACCCCCGAAGTCGCTAAGCAGCTTGCGGAAAAAGTAAATGCGATTATAAACGACCTGCGTACGATGAAAAGAGAAGCGGAAAACGCCTACCAGGAACATGACGCTGCGATAAGCGATTTGAAATACGATACCTATCGCCAGGTCGGTCACGGCTTATACGATCAGCTTACGCTCGATGATGTAAACAATACGCTGAATGATTTGGCGCAGTCGTTCGATAAAAAAGGGAATCCGCTGTTTTACGATGTCGATGCCGAAGCGGCCTATATCGCGTCATTGCAGGATGCAATTTCAGATTTAGAGGAGATCAGCGCTTATCTGGCGCAAATCGCAAAAGATTTTAAATCAAAAGACAAGATGCTCGCAAACTGGTTAAAGTTATAAAATTAAAGGCGCCTATTGGCGCCCTCTTTCGTTTTATGCTCCGCGCGGAAACCCGTATTTAGGCTTCGGCAACTCTTTCGCTCCTACCGTAAATCCCATCCGTATCACCTCCGACATGGTAAATTATACTTTCTTAACGTTAAACATCGCAAGCAGCGTCTTATCTGGCGCTTTGGACTGCCGATAAAACACGTTAGGATTGAACGTATACCTTTCCGGCTCACTTCCAACCTTTATTCGCGCGACAACGAACTCCCCATCGAATTTCATCTGCTTCAGCCGTCGGCCAAGCGTATCCGGTGTTACTCCGATCGCCGCCGCTAGCTCTTTCTTATTGAACCAACGGATATGCTTCGGATTCTTTTCGAAAGGATTGGCGCATAGAGCGTTTGTTTCGTAGTGGATGAACGGCAGCATCCGGTAAATCAGTCCGATGTCTGTCGCCTTCACTTCGCTGTATACCTTCTTAATCTTCGCGGTGTACAATTTGACAACGTACTGGCTTCCGAAGTTACCTTTGAAGTGGTAGCGTTCGTTCACCGAGTATATGCCGTCTTCTTCCCGAATAATATCATGCTGAATACACGCGTTCAGAAAATCGTAGAATGTCATGCGCTTTTTCGCGAGCTGGAGAACGGACATCATATCCGCTGTCGTCATCGGAGTTTTATCGCGGCTAGATTTCACGAGAACACCGTTATAGTCGACGTAGCATTGCAGCAACATCAAATACCCGCATTGTGCCGTTGTGAGGGCGGCATAGACTTCGTGAATATAAGACATATTGGCGTTGGAAAAGTCGCGCCTGTCCGTCGTCTGCTTTTGCTGTTCCCGGAAAGCTTCATCCTGGTTCCGATGCCTTAGCGTGTAGTCTGTCGATAGATCTTCGCCCGTCTCTGCATTTACTACTCGTAATCTTTTCAAAATATCGTCCCCTTTGTCGCAAAATAAAAGAGCGCGGATTTGGCGCCCTCATAACGTATAGCCAGCAAAACGGATTAAAACGGAACAACTAATGAATGAATTTTTCGCCCGTTGCGATATTGACCGTAAATTGTCCTTCGGATTTTCCTTTTACGAAATCGTTATAGCGGTTTCTTCGTTCTTTATTCCGAGCCCTGGCCGCTCTATCAACGAACTTTTCCTCGTATGAAGACCGTTTTCTTCGCGTCGGGACTTTATAATTTCGGCCATCTGCCCCGTACTCTTCGGCAAGTTTTTCGGATGCCTCCGACTTGATTCGCTCTTCTCGCTGTGTTTCGCTCATGATCGGGTACTCTTCGCGGGTCATTTTATCCGGATGAGGGTCCGAAAGCTCCTCGTAGATAATAAGATTCGCCATACGTTCAAGTGCGATAGAATCCGGATGCTCTCCGACGGCATCGAAGTAAGCGTCGGCCAGCGCAGTGATCTCCTCGATGCGTTGGATTCGATCAAGCTCTCCGGCCTTTGTTCGTTGTTGTAATTCCGTAATCATTTCGTGCAGCAGCGCCTTATCCATTAATTCGTCCTCCCATCGTGTACCCTTCGCCATGTCCCGCCCAATAGTAGTAAATATCCGCAATTGAATCGGCTGCACGATTTATCAGATGATTAATCGAATCCTTGCCAACTCTCATCCGTTTCCCCGCCTCGACTTGCGTCAGGTCTTCGAAATATACGAGCCGGATAGCTTCGCGTTGTCTGTCGGTCAGATCCGCAAGCTCAATCGCTTTGTGCAGATCGAGCAGCACTTCGGCAGCTTCGTATTCTCCGAGTCGTTTACGGCTGACGAACTTCGGATAATCGGAAAGCAACGTTTTGACGCCCTCCGCATTGTCCAACGCATATGTCGCTTCAAATTCGCGACCCTTTCGGTGTAGATCGATTTTGACTGATCCGATAACAACCGCCTCCTTTTTCGTTAATAACTTCGTTAACAATCCGCACACTACTGTTGACTATCGGTAACTAATCCGTCTATACTTAACGTAAATACTTTCGTAAGGAGATTCGATATGGCTCTTACGTGGATATCAAACGACTTTGAGCGCAATCTCAAAGCGTATATAACAATCGAAAAGCATCGACGTTTGTTTATTTCGGCAGGTGCCCGGCGAATCATCGGATTACCTGCGGACGGACCGTTTTATCTTACGGTTGCATATGACGCAGAAGCAAACCGCATTGTGGTCGGAAAGCCCGAACTCGTTAATCAGCCGGACGTCAAGCCGTTTAAGTTCGATAAGCGCGGCAACGTGTCGGCTAGGCCGTTCTTACGCAAGGTCGGCATTGATGTCGATAAGCTTCCGCAACGCTATTATTTGATCGGCGATGGTGAGGCGTCTAAACAACCGTACCTAGCCTATCCGAAGCACACATACGCGTTTCAGTTAGACGAAAGCTGATCCGCAAGCGCTCGCCCTACATACCACGCAACACGCGAAGCGATTCCGTTTCCAACGATCCGATACTGCGCCGATAAGGAGATATCGTCTGGCAGGACGTAAGTGTCTGGCGCAGATTGGATTCGGAGACATTCACGGACTGTGAAACGTCGTGGTGCTTCGGTCGGATGAATCGGCTGACCGCTGTTGTGATGTGCCGGAATTGTGTTAGAAGGTTTATCTAGCGATTGCACGCGATTGGCTTGATCGTAAGTGTATTCGCTTTTTGGCGTCCAATAAGATTTTTCATCGTGATTAGCGTAAAACAAACCGTAAGGAACTCCTTTGCCCATAACTGCCGGAATAGTTCGCGAAGGTTCTTCCATCGTAACCGGACGATTTTTCGCAACTGATGCCGGATTGCGATTTAAGTATGCGATTTGCTTATCGTTTAGCTGAACTCCCGGCTCCGGCAGATCTCCGATAACATCCCGTAATACCTTCGTTTGATAATCGCCTTCTAACGGCTTCGGAAACTCGAAAGTGATTCCGAGGTCTTTTCGTATTCCAACGATGAACACGCGCTCTCGCTTCTGGGCTACTCCGTAATCCCACGCGCTCAGCACTTTCCAACTAATCTCGTAACCTATTTCGTTAAATCTTTCGATAAGGGCATCGAATGTTGGGCGATGTCGCTTCGTAATCAGCCCCTTCACGTTTTCGAATACGAAGGCTTTCGGTTGCTTGCGCTCAATAATTTCGAGGTAACGGAAGACTAATTTACCGCGTTCGCCATCTGCTCCCGCGCCTTTACCCGCAACCGAGAAGTCTTGGCACGGAGGACCTCCGAAGATTACATCTGTGTCCGGCAAGCTATCGATATCAATTTCGTTAATGTCCGCCTGTTCTACGTAATCACCGAAGTTGTGGCGGTAGGCTTTGACGGCATTCTTATCGAAGTCCAACGCCTTCACGATATGGTAGCCGGCCGCTTTGAATCCGATTGCGCCAAGTCCTCCTCCGCAGAATAGTTCGAGTACCGTCAGTCCATTTGCCGGCAGTTGCGGCGTTAAGTTAAAGTCGCCCATATATTCGCTCCTTTCGATTGGTTCATTCGGATGTAAGTGGCATGTAGCTTTCGCCATTACCGACGCCGTGATCGTCAAAGCCGGCTCATCCCAAGACATTTTACGAAGATATGTCGTTTGACCACCTCCGCTATAAAACGCCCCTCTCATAAACGCCTTCTGTTCTTCTTCCGGAAGATCGCGCCAGTTACCACCATCCGGAATCTTGTGCGCATAGGGTTTCTCATCATTTCGTAACCCGTATCCGTAATGATTCGGAATATTCGTCACTTCAACACCTCCGCCATAATCTCGTCCAGCTTTGCGTATAACTCTTCCGGCTCGCCTGCGTTTTCTATTTCGTAATCAACTTCGAAACTATTGACGGCAAGCTCAGTCGGATGCTCTAAGTCGGCAAGCGTGAAAGCATCGCCGGCTTTTTTGGCGCGTTCAATACGGAGATCGACCGGTGCTGTTATGCGGATAAATACGAAGCCTTCGTCCTTCAATCGCTTGTATTCGTTAGGCTGGCGGCAGTCATCGACGATCACGCGATTCTTTAGCGCTGTATTGCCGCAGTCGCAAGGATGGCGGTCAAGATAGGCGGATATTTTCGGCATGAGAGCGTCGATCCATACGTCCTCTCCGAAGGCTTCCCGCGCCCACTGACCGAACTCTTGATAATGAGCGCGCGGCTTCGGATTTCTCGGAACGTGAGGGAATGCGCGGTGGAATGCGTCCTTCAGTTCGTCGCCGAATGCGAACGGCTGGAAATCGTAGTGAAGCGAAATGTACGAAGCGGCCAGCGACTTTCCTGCGCGAAGAGGTGCGGTGAGGGCGATCTTCATTGGCGTTCCTCCTCGGTTGCTCCGGAGATATATTCGATCTCATGCGTAGTGAACTCTTCCGTCGCCGCGTCAATACGAATACGCTTGATGCCGCGCAATCTCTTGCCGTCTTGATACACTTCAAAAGCATCGCCGATCTTCCTTTGAACAAAAACTAACGGAGCGTCAATCGGAGGACTATCTTCGGTTTCTACCGGCGCCTTCTTACCGTTTATAGCGGCGTAAAGATTGTAGATCCGGTCATTTTCAGCGTCTTGAAAATCGTCAATATGATCCTTAATTTTCGCTAATTCTTCGCCGTGCCTCCGGTTGTCTTTGTGAAGCGTGTCTATTTCGTCTTGTAGACGCTTAACTTCTTCGTATAGAAAATCGGTCACACCCTCGTTTGTAGCATAATCGTGTTCGATTTTTTCCTCTAGCTTAGCGATATCGTGACGAATGTCCGAAACTGAATTCCGCAACTCTGCAATCCTTCCCGGTCCCATTTCGTACCAGCCGAGGTCTTCCTTGATCCGTTTATTCTCACGTTCCAATTCCGCAACACGCGTCGCTAGGTTAGCGATAACGTCGATCGGGTCGGCCGGCTGCGGTTCTTCTTCGGAGGATTCGACCGGGACGAGGACGCGGTATTCTTCGTACGCTGCGTCCAGATACTTCAGGTCATCCGCGCCTTCCACTAAGTCGATTGATCCGTAATCTGAAAACTCGTAACAATATTCCACCGTATCAATTAACCCTTTCGGAAAATCATCGCTCTTAGTTACGATAACCTTCTCGCCTACTTCCGCCTTGCGATCGACCATTTCGTAGCGCTCCGTACCGTCAGGGCCGTCAATGTGGACGACGTTGGTCGGTTCGAGTGTACGGTATTCGTTATTACCAACAAGATGACCGCATTTTGTTGCTACACCACTACCATAGCCCGTGTAGAGCTCGACGGTAAAAAAATCCCCATTTGAATAATGATCTCCATAACCTGGGTCAGCATCGACAATTACGATCTTCTCACCCATTTTCGCCTTCCTGCCGACCTCTACATATTCGCGTTTGATTCCGCCAAGCGATTCGTCAGCCAATACGTGGATTTTTTCGTTAGTTTTCGTCATTTTACCGAGCTCCCTTCGTATTAATCGTTCAAATTCCGGCTTAACCCGATCCATCGCGCTTTTAAGGAAGTCCAAACGAACCGCCTCCTCGTTATTTAATAACCCGCAATTCTACCGACTGCCGGCCGAACTGTACTGCGTCGGCTTCATTCGCGACCAATAGGTCGAGCCGTGCGCCTTTAATTGCGCCTCCTGTATCGATAGCCTTCGCCCGGAAGCTCGAACCGTCAGCGAGCCGGACTTCAACCGTAGAGCCGAGCGCAATCACAGACGGATCGACCGCTATGACGCGCGCTCCTTCGTAATAGATCGAATGGCTGACGTCGACTCCCGTCTTTGTGGTGCCGGTACAGCCTTCCGCGCAATAGGCCGTATAAGCTGTCATGGTAAAAGTCCGCCATGCTGACGTTTTAGTGGCGTCCGGAGCCGGTTTCTTTTTTGACTTCTTCAGCGCCTTGACTTCGTCCTCAAGCGCCTGTATCTGCGCGTCCTTTTTCGTTATCTCTTTCGTTAATTCTTCGTTACGCGATTCTGCCGATTGAAGTGCGGCCTGATCTGGCGTTATCCTTGGCGGTTCTGGCGGCTGATCTGTCGGACAGTGGCCGGAGAATAGCTGCGCTGTTAGCGTGAAATTCGTTAGGATACCGATGCTTACACCTCCTCGAAAAACTGAGCCGTCCATGGCTCTACATTAACGACTTCCTGACGTAAGGCTTCCGCGAGGTCAGCGATCTCCTTTTGCGCACCTTTGCCCGGTTTCCGTTTCGAATAGAATTCGAGTAACGACCGTAGATTTGCAGTCATTACGAGATTCGTTGCGGCTGCTTGCGGGAGGACGGCGCGAGCATCTTCGGCGGGCACTCCGGATTTACGAAGCATATCGTAGTAATATTGCGCGTTATCCATCGCCTCTCTGAAAACCTCGTCAGCAAATCCGTAAGCAACCCCGTCAAACATTTCGCGTCGCTGAAAATGCACCTGCTCGCTTCCGTATTCAACTTTCCCCGGAACTACATAATCGAATCCGCCGATCTTATCATCGCTTCCCATCCGCACATAACGCTGTGACTGGACGCTGAAACTAAAGCCGACTCTGTGGCGTGTAAGCTGCGCCAATAACGCCCGGCTGACGCCCTCAATCGCAAAGGTGAACGAAAGGTGTTCGAGTGTCGACGTGTGGCCGGAACGTACGATCATTCGGAATAGCCGGTCGGCGTCCGTGCCTGCACCGCCATCTGACGCTTTGGATCCGAAATACTTGACGCCTTCCTTTGCGACGATTTCAGACGGCTTGTTGGCGCTGTAGCACGTTCTGATTGCGGTTAGGGCGACCGCTTGGCCGTCGGTTTGGTGCAGATCGTCCAAGGTGTTCGTATAATATTCGCCAGATTCATCGTATTTTCTGTAATCGAGGGTCTGTTTGAATTCGTCGCTTAATTGCGTATGTGCGATTAGCTGTACGTTCATTTTGGTTTCCGCCATTTATTCGTCCTCCTTCGCTAGACTTTCGAAAACTCTTCGGTATTGGTCGTTAATAGATTGCGTAACTATTTCTCTCGCTTTCTCTTTCGTTGTGATCCGAAAAGTGCAATCGTCTTTGCCATACATTCCGGAAGCGACAACATAATCGCGAAACAGCTCGTTCATATAGTCGAGGTCGCCCGCGCCATAGAATTTTCCGTTCAAGAAACATGCGTAGGTTTGCGCCATTATATCAGCTCCTTTCCGATCGGCTCTCCGAAATATTCCGGATGGGGACTTCCGACACCGCTACTCCCAAAGCCGCCCGCACCCCGATCGCTATCGCCCAACTCGGCCACTTCCGTAAAAACCGCCTGCTCGATCGGCTTGATTACGGCTTGGGCGATACGATCGCCTTTGCGGATGATGTACGTTCCCGCACCGACAATTTCGTAAGGTATGTCGACCAATGTTCCGCTCACACTTTCCGCATACCCTCGGCAAACATTTATGAGTGTGCCGGCCTCGTTAGTATCGTAAATCCATTGCGCAATATTATCGACAATCACTCCGACCTCGCCCCGATAGCCTGCGTCGACCGTACCGAGCTGAACACGCAGCTTCGTCTTCAACGTAATACCCGAACGTGGCCGAATCTGCATTTCGTAGCCTTCCGGAATCTCGAATACTAGCCCCGTTTTGACTAGCGTGGTTTTTCCCGGCTCGATAATGACGTCTTCTACCGCTACTAGGTCGAAGCAAGCGTCGGAAGCGTGAGCGTATTGTGGAATTTGTGCATCGGGTGACAGGCGTTTAATATTTACGTTCATTTCGATTCCCCCTCGTTAATAGTTGCGTATATACTTTCGTTAATGGACGCGTAATTAAGCACTCTTACGCCCCCAATTCGATTCTTTTACAAGCTCGAAAGTCCAGCCGTTATAGTCCGTTCGTTCACCGCGCAGACATTTCTTTATTATTGGACGATGCAGCCGTACTTTTCTGAGAATGGCCGAAGACCTTCCTCTCGGATAATTTCTCCCTCCGGGGACTTTGCGATGAAGTGAACGCGGGTATTAGACAAGTCTCGATAAGCATTATTGACTTCCCGGGTGACAAAGCAGCAAGTTTCCGGGGAATAAACTTTCTGGCTTTTCGGTACGCCTTGCTGCTTTATATCTTTGTCGAGAAAGAGTTTTCGGTTATTGAAAAGTTCCTCATCATACCCATCTATCCTCGGAAAATCTTCGAGAAAATGCTTAAAGCAGTGCCATCGATCGCAAACTTTTACTCCGGCTCCGCCATACGATGAATAATGCGGACAATCAGGATCGTAGCATCGCTCTAGCATACCACTCCAAATTGAATAAATATTTTTTACCCCTACCATCTTTACGTCCCCGAGATAACCTACTCCAAACACTGATTTTTCATATCGATCTTTTATTTTCCCACGCATGATTTCAACTTTTTCCACATCTCGCTCATAGCCTGTTTTTACGAACCGTATTCTAAATAGTTTTGTTCCGTTCTTCTTCCGTCCACTTACTCGAAGAACTTCATATTTCTGCCCTTGGTTGTTCGAGAACACCTCACCTATAAGTTCGTGTTCAATCCCCAAAGTAAAAATCCTCATCCTGCAAAGCTTCAGCGGTAGCTTTTTTGTAAGAATTCCCCTTTTGACTGAAGAAGTCCATAGATTTCGTCTTCGTATTCAATCCGTTCAGCACGATCGGATTTACCGTTTCATCTTCGAAATATGGGTCGAATCCGAGGTTAGCCAGCGCCTTGTTTCCGTTGTACCGGACAAACTTCTTAACGTCGTGAGTCAGCCCGACCTGATCGTAAATATCCTCAGTATATGCGGTCTCATTCTCGTAAAGTTCTGCAAGCAATTCGACGGCAAAGTCGCGCAATTCGATCTGGACGCCCGGAGACTGACGATTATAAATTTCCTGCGCGAGTAAGCCGACATAGACGCCGTGGATCGCTTCGTCGCGGATAATCAAATTAATGATCTCGCCGCTGTTCATCAGTTTTCCTTGACCGTAGAAATATAACGGATAATAAAAGCCGCTATAGAACAGGAAGCTTTCGAGATAGACCGACGCAACCATCGCCTTGTAAAGCGAAATGTCATCGCCTGGCTTAATCGCGTTGTACAGCCCACCAATGATTTCGGCCTTACGCTGCAAGTATCGATTCGTCTTCACCCATTCGAACAGTTCCGTAATTTTCTCCATTGGTGCGAGCGTCATGAAGATGTTCGAATACGACTTCGCATGGACTGCGTTTTCCATCATCGCCATAAAGTTCAGGACGGCTTTGCGCTGATGACCGGATACCTGGGCGGCAATTAACGGCATTCCCGTGTTTCCCTGTTCCGTATCCAGAAGCGTCAGTCCCGCGAGGACTTTCATATACGTGTCCTGTTCGTTGGTTCCGAGATACTTCCATGTTAGAAGGTCGCCATTCAGCGAAATCTCTTCCGGAAGCCAAAACTGCTTAACGTTCTGTTCGTAAAACATCTGTGTGAATCCGTCTTCGTGTTGCGACCAGTTGGCCGCTGTATATTGCGTCAATTATTCGTCCTCCTTCTTTTTGTTATTTTTCGGATTTACTAGCTGCGTCTGCTTAAATATTCGTTCAATATGTCTTCATATTTATCTCGCATGAACTTAAACCTGTCTTGATGCAAGTTCTCGCTCCACCCGGTTAACTCATCAAGCTCCTTCATCTGTTGGAATCCTTTTTGGATTTCCCCGTAGTAAAACTCATTGTCTCCAACTGCTCTCCAATGCCTTGTAGTCCTGACTTGTTGTCCTGTTTCGGCTGTTTTCATAGCTATATTTAAGGCTTTTGTTTTCTTGTTTTGATTAGAGAGTATATTCGATACGATTTTCTTCAAAATGAGATCGCAGTAAATCTTAACGAAGTTAGTTGGCTGGCCCACTACCAATACCGCCTCCTATCAATCCAATAATTTAAACTACGCACGACAAGCAGCCTTCCTGTCCGGTATCTTTAGTCCGCGCATAATACAGCGTCTTGATCCCTTTGTGATGGGCATAAAGATCGATCCGGTTCAGATCGCGTGTCGTCATGGTATCTTTCAGGAACAATGTAAATGAAATGCCTTGATCGACATGCTGCTGAATTGTCGCAATCATATCGACGACTTTAAACATATCCATGTCGTACGCTTCCTTGTAGAAGAACCAGTTCTTCGCGCTAAGCCCCGGCATCGGATAATACGTCTTCGAATTGCTGTACGTACGCTCTTCGATTCGCTCCATAATCGGCATGACCGACGCTGTAGCCGACTGCACATACGAAATAGATCCCGTCGGTGCGATCGCTAGTCTATACGAATGATAGAGTCCGTGTTTCCGTACGTTATCCTCCAGCCGAACCCAATCGATGCGTTCCGGAATTTCAACGCCTTCAAACAGCTTCGCGACCTTCTCCGTTTTAGGACGAAAATCTCCCGCGACGTACTTATCGAAGTAGCTGCCGTCCGCATACGTTGATCCTTCGAATCCCTCGAACGTGCTGCCGGTTTCCTTCGCAAGCTCCATCGACCGCACCAGCGACCAATAATTGACGAGCGCAAAGAATACGTTAGCGAAGTCGCGAGCCTCTTCCGATTCATAAGCGATCCTATTCTGCGCAAGATATCCGTGTAGATTCATCGCGCCCAGGCCGATCGAACGCATCTGACGGTTAGCCTTCGCGACTGCCGGAGCGTTCTTGATATTCGTTGATTCCGATACGACCGTCAGCGCATCGACTGCGAGCTTTACCGTTTGCTCGATCGACTTGTTCGCCATGACGTTCGCAATGTTCAGCGAGCCGAGATTGCACGAGATGTCGAGACCGATTGCGTCCGGTTCGCCGTAGTCGGTGTATTCGGATACCTGCGACGCCTGACAAATTTCTGAACAGAGGTTGGAAAATTTAACCTTCGAAATGTGATTAAGCGCATGTTCTCGGTTCACATTATCTTGAAACATTAGATACGGATAGCCTGATTCGGAACGCAGCACGGCCATCTTTTCGAGTAACTGACGTGGGTTAATGCGTTCCTTGCGCACCGCCGGATTATCTACGAGTTCATCGTACATTGCGCCAATATCCATGTCGTCAAGATGCGTGCCATATGCCTTATAAACCGTGTGTGGGTAGAAAACGTAAGCTGGACGATCTTCTCGCGCTAGTTCGATGAATTTATCCGGAATGACTACGCCGATCGATAATGTTTTGACCCGGACGTCTTCATCTGCCGAGATTTTCTTTGTATCTAGGAAATCGTTAATGTCCGCGTGGAATACGTTTAGATACGCAGCTCCCGCCCCAGAACGCGCGCCTTGCTGATCTGCATAGCGGAAGGCATTATCGAGGAGTTTCATGACTCCGACGACGCCCTTCGTTACGTTCTCGATTCCTTTGATCGATTCACCTTTCGCGCGCAACTTCGATAAATTCAAACTTACGCCTCCGCCCATCTTCGATAGTTGCATTGCTGTTCCGATCGCCATTTGAATATCGTTCAGAGAGTCGCCCACTTCGAGAAGGAAACACGATACTAATTCGCCACGTCGCTTCCGCCCGGCATTCAAGAACGTCGGTGTGGCCGGTTGATATTCCTGCCGGATCATCATTTCCGCAAACTCGATCGCCTTGGCTGCGTCTCCTTTCGCGAAGAATAGCGCACAGATGGCGATGCGGTCTTCGTAGCGTTCGAGGATCTTCTTCTTATCGTTCGTCTTGAGCGCATAGTCGTTATAGAACTTAAACGCACTCATGAACGAAGGGAAGCGGAACTTTTTCGCATAAGCCGCCTTGTAGACCGCTTTGATTTCGTCGAACGTATAAGGTTCGAAGACCTCGCGTTCGTAATAATCGTTCTCGATCAGATAGTCGAGCTTTTCGCGCAGATCGTGGAAAAATACCGTATTCTGATTCACGTAATCTATGAAATAACTGCGGACGGCTTCGGCATCCTTTTCGAATTGAAAGCCGCCGTTCTTCCGTATCATAATTTCGTTATTAAGTTCGATATACTTCGCGTGTTTATTCGTCAATAGCTCTCACCCTTTCCGTAAATATTCGCTCACAAACTCGCGAACTTTAGCGACATCCTCCGCCGTGCCCGCAAGTTCGAACTTGTGGACGATCGGCACTCCGTACTCTTCCGCAATCAAGTCCGCAGCCTTTGCGAAGTTGCCGCCCCAATTCTTGTTCCCCGACGCAGCCACGCCCGTCATTAGATCGCCGTTGTCCGCGAGGAACTCCCAGACGGTGCTGGCGACCTGTCCGAAGCCGTAAGTTCCCGTTACCAGTACGAACGGCTCCGTCAGCATCAAGTCCGACTTGATTTCGACCGCAGGCAGGCCGGTCTTGGATACGAATCGGCGGACGTTTCCGGCCAGCGAGTAATAGGCGATTAGCATAGCGACGCCACCAACACTCCGATAGGAATTGCGTACATAATTAGGACGACTACCTTTGCGAGCTTAGCTCTCGTGGTTTTCGCTTCGACCGTTAACCCAATCCACATAAAGAAAAGTAAGCACGCTATCGCAACGTATGTCATTCGGAATCATCTCCGTCTTCTAATTTCGATAGTTCGTACTGTAGTTCGTCGATTTCGTCCTCCACCGTCTCGATCGCATCTTCGAGGTACCGAATATCGTCTCGGAGATACTCGATCTCGTTCTCGTACGTATCAATTTACGACTCAAGCTCCGCTATTCTGCTTTCGATTTCTCCGCGTGTCATTCGATCGACTCCCTTCGTTTTAATTCCGCCTCTATTTCGTCTTTTCGCGCCAGAATCCGGTCACGCTCGTTTTTCAATTCGCTCAGCTTCGTATCGTGCCGACTAATTACGTAATCAACATCGATAAGTTGTTCGTCAAGCCATCGCAAGGACTGCCGTAACTGTGCGGCCGGTACGCCGTAGCATTCGTAGGTCATCGAGTTTCCTCCTCTGCGTCCTTTTTAACGCGTTTGTGTTCGCGATAGGCGTCGTGTAGACGGACAGCACTGCCGCAGATAATTAGCGCTACTATGAAAACTGCTACGATACTTAAAACGACCCAAACAATCGCACCAATAACCGGAATCGCGAGCAGAAAATTAGTGGCTAAATACCCGATAACTCCTCCCGTGACACTCAGAATGATTATTGCAACGATCGCTAACGCTTCGATAAGTCGCTGCTTAAACATTCGATCACTTCCCTCCGATCGTGTCGAGGATTTCTTTGATCGCGTAGTATTCCGGATTGATTAGTCCTTTGATTCCTTCGGTGATCGCGTAAATACCGAACCCTCCCGGAAGAACCACTGACAGACCGAAAGTAAGAGCCACGAAAAACCATTCGTAATCCCAATTACAATGCCGCTCCCCATACATCTTTATAGTCATCTTCGTAATTATGACTCCCGCAATAACTGCGATCATTAGAAAAACGAACCCGATAATCGAATCAGTCACACCGGTTGCGAATGCCTGCTTTACGAGAACTCCGTAAACATGTTCGGCTGCGACTCCGAGCTTTGCCGCCAGCTTATCGATATACTCCATCGCTTTATCCATTCGAATCACTCCTTCGGTTTAATAATCTTCTCGCGAATCAGATACGTCAGCGCCACCGCACAGGCATCGCTATGATCATCCGTTGCGAATTTGTGGTCGCCAGGAAGTCCGAGCCATTCGCGCACGCTCTCAGCAACTTGCGGCTTCTTTGCGTTTCCGTTTCCTGTGACCGTCTTCTTAACGTTGGCCGGCGTCACGTGGACATCGACTTCGTATCCGTATCGGTGCAGCGCCCGTTCAACCGACGACCATGTTCCGTGAATCTTATTGTTCTGCGCATAGTTGCGGCTCGGCGGCCATATCTCCCGCACGATTACGTCGAACGGCTGATTATCGCGAACAAATAGCAGTGTAAATGCTTCGATCTCCTCATACCGCAATGGCTGATCGGTTGATGCGGACGTTTTAAAGTGAGCGGATTTTATTAGGCGAGCTTTTCCGCCCTTTGCTTCGATGATTGCGAATCCTGGCGATGTTAACGAAAGGTCAAGGCCGAGGATTCGGATAGGCTTGGCGCTACTCATCTGCCCGCACTCTTTCGATAAATTCGAGCGCCTCAACGTACTGCCGTTTCGTAGATTCGTATACGTTCGATCTCCGTACCTGCGACACTTTTGCACGAAGCTCCGACAGTTCTTCGTCCGTCAGCGACTTCGCAATAGCCGTCTTGTATCCGTTAAACGTCCAGCCGTTCAGATCCAACGGTAAAGGCGTTCCCTCTTCGACAGATTTTCGGATCTCTACGAATCTATCGAATAGCTGCTCGACGTCTTCCTCCGTAATTTCGATGCCGAACGCCCGCATATCCGGCGACTTTTCGAATTCTCCTTCCGGATACACCCACGATTTCTTAGCCGCGTTCACATAAAGGATGACGTATAGGTCGACGCCGTACATCGGGCCGTAGGCGACACATTGCTTGACGTGCTTTTCTTCCGGCTGACGCATCGAATGGAGGGACGTCTTTGCGGCGGTCGTCTGCTTCGACTTAATTTCGAGGCCGACGCGCAGCACTTCGCCGTCTTCCGTTACATACCGCATGATGCCGTCGCAAGTTCCGTACAGATTGAACGAGTAGCCACGATGTGTGACCGGATGATTCTTTTTCGCGAAATCCTCGAACATTGGCGTGCCGTCTTCGTTCTTTTCGAAGCTAAACGGACAGGGGCGGCCGGTCTTCTTCTCGAAGTGTTTTTCCATAAAGAGAATGTCGCGCTGGATTACGTCCCCGATCGCTGTACCGATTCGAGTCCACCGTCCTTGGTACGGAGGCTTCTTCGTTTCGTCCCTCGGAGATCCGATCGCCTTGTGGTAAAGCTCGCGTGGGCAAGCGTTAGCAGATGACGGTGAGAAATACGGTTTCTTCGGAAATACTTTCGGAGCGTTGGCGTACCATTTATGAATCTGCGCGTCCAGGGCGTTATCCCACGTCTCCGGCAGCGAGTGCCATTCGTTTAGATATTCGACCAATTCGTCCGCAATCTGCTGCGCGTATGTGGTCGGTTCTTTTATGTGTGCCCGCAGTGAATTTGCGGCTGATCTTCCGTTTATATTCGTCAATTAATCGTCTCCCTTCGTTTTAAACCACTCTTCCACGGGAACTCCTTCGCCCCATCTTCGCATTACTTCGATGTCTGTTCCGTTAGGCACAACGTCTCCCCATCGGTAAGAATTAAGCATGATATCGCGAATGTCTTGCGCTTCTTCCCACGTAAAATCTTCCGGAACTTCGAAAATTAGTTCGTCATGCACCGTTGACCACAGCGCCCAGCCCGGTTTGTTAGCGCAATATTCATGAGCCTTAATCATCGTGACCTTCGTTTGTATAGACGACGATCCTTGTACGCGAGCATTGGTCGCCTGCCTCAAAGCGCGATTAATTCGTGAGTTATGTTTCCTTGCGTCCTCATATTTCGGATCATTCCATTTTCCGTACGGAATGTTTTTGCGTGGTAATTTCGCGTCTGGCAGCCGGCGTTTTCTCGCCTTTAGGTCGGCCCAAACATACCCGTTCTTCCGCACAAATTCTTCGTTCTCTTTGAGCCACGCAGACAACTTCGGCATACTTCCGAATAAATCGTTCTTAAATTCTGTAGCTTTTTTCTTTGACGTGCCAAGCATGCCCGCAAGAGAGTAATCACTCATGCCATAAAGAGTTGCCAACCAAGCGACCTTCATATCTTTGCGCGCTTTTGTATCTGACCCGTCCGGATTCTTGTAAACTTCTACATATGGACGTTTGTAAAAGTTTGAGGCCATCGTTGCGTATGGATCAAGATTCTTCAAAAACGCATCAATTAGTACAGGTTCTCCCGATAAGTACGCAACACAACGGATTTCCTGTGCTTTAAAGTCAGCGCCCACTAACACCTTTCCAGGAGGAGAACCGAACATAGGTCGTGCTTCTTGCGGTTGGTTTTGTACGTTGAACCCTTGTTCCGTTGTATCTTCTTCGCCCTTACCGGAACTAAATCGCCCTGTAACGGTTCCCATCGGATTGAATCTTGAATGCCACCGTTTAGTTGTCGGATTCTGCTTTGTAGGCAGCGTATCAATGTATGTCCCACTTAGCTTAACGATATTCTTATACTCAAGGAGTTTCGCGACTATCTCGTAGTTGTCTTTTAACGGCTTTAATGTTTTCTTTGCGTCCATGTTCGGAAGATCTTTGCCGATCGCCTTCGAAAGTGCAGGGCGCATCTGCTGGGTCGAGTTTAAATTTAACGGACCGTCGCCTTCATGGAATGGCGTTAACTCCGAAATTAATTCCTTTCGCAACTCTTCCGCACGCTTATGCAGCTTTTCTCCGTATTCCTTTGCGAAATCCAAGTCGATGATATATCCGTTAGCCTCTAAGTCGACAATTACATATAGCAACGGAATTTCAACGGTTTGGTAATACTCCAAAATCGTAGGCATTTTCTCCATGTGATGACGTTGAAATTCGTACAGCTTCCACGTTAATTCCGTATCCTTCGCTGCGTAAACTAGCGCGATATCTAACGGAACTTCTCTAAATTGCGCATTCCTACCGAACAAAGCGTCGAAGGTATCCGCCGGCGTTTTTAAATATTTGGGCGCCAAGTCTTTTAATTTAAACGAGCCGGCACCGCCCAACGTTCGATCACCTTCGTTTTCATTTAGCATGTGCATCGCAGTCATCGTATCCCAAGCCACGCCTTTTAGATCGAATCCGTGTCGGCGAACCATCGCAATATCGAATATCGCGTTGTGTAGGACTTTTCCGATCGACTCATCGTTAAATACAGGCGCCAGACCTTCGAGTACATATTCGCGACTTAGTTGCTCGCAATCGACGTGATCAACCGGGATATAAACGTGCCAGTCAGCGTTGGGAAGCGTGATCGACAGCCCGACGATAACATCCGTATAAACATCAACGCCTGTCGTTTCGGTATCAACTGCGATTATTTCTTCGTTACTTAGAGCATCTACTAGCGCCTGGAATCGGGCTTCAGTCGTAATTAACTCGTAGTTTTCCGGCGTATTCTCGACCATCTTCCGTAAGGTTTCCTCGCGCTGCTGTTCCTGTAGCGTCTTCCATAATCGCATGGCCTCCGCCTTGCTGAACGCCTTCGGGTTTCCGGCCTTGTTCACGCAGTCAGACGGATTCCTAGCGAGCTTGCCCGCGTCCATTGCCGCCTTGACTTCGTTTAATCGTTGGCGGTCAGTTTCCGATAGCTTGCTTGCGAATATGCGGCGCCAGCTTTCCTCGATCGGTTCGGCCGTTTTCGCCTTCTTTTTCCGCTTGGCTGTTTCGGCAACTTTTTCGTTTTTAACTTCGTCATTTTTAGGTGTCAAAGCGCTAAGATTCAACTGCAGATTTCCGAGTTCCATTCGCATCCTCCTTTCTCGCGTGATGGGTTCGGACTACTTTTCGTCTTTGTCTACCGCGACCACGATGCCGAACAAAATAATCGCTAATGCCGCAATAGGAAGCGTGATTAACGTCTCTTTATCAATGTTCAATCCCGCTGAGAACGCCAACCCCACGCCCAATACGTACGATAATATACGCTCTGTCTTCTGGCTCATAAATCGACCTCCTCCGTCCATTTCCGTTTGTATTCCGCCTCATTATCCGCATACCAATCCGACCAGCAAGCGTTGTCGCAAAAGTACCGGTCGAAGAGCAAATCGTATGTCACGGATTGCCCTTCGTTGATTGCCCGGTTACAGGCGGCGCAGATGGCGGCAGGTTTTGCGTCCACTTACTCGACGCCCTTTCGATCGAAACGCGCTTCGACTGGCGCGATTAGTTCGATGCTTGACTGGTTTTCTGTGCAATTTCCGTGGTTCTGAGTAGCGACTTTTACGCGACCGTCCTCGCCGACAGCCACAACCTCGCAAATTTCCCGATCATCTAAATACCGAACCATATCGCCTCTCTTATACTCGTCAACCTCGCGTCCGATTGCGGCCCATTTCTTACGCTCGGCGGCTGCGCGTTTTGCTTCGGCAACTTCTTCGTCAGTGGCGCGGACGAGTTCCGACGCATCGACGAACCAAACTTCTCCGTCTGAGAGACGTCGCGCTTTAAAATTCGGGTTGTTTCCCGCCTCAATTAACTCGATTATGTCATCGGTATCAAATAGGTGGCCGAATTCCTCACGGACCACCTTCGCATAATCACCGACTTTCAACCGCTCAGGCTTCGGCTCGGCCTCAGCGCTTGCGGCGCTTACTTTGCGATAGACTGCGTAAGTCTCATCCGCTGAGGCATAGTTTTCGTCACCGACATCGTCAGTAAAATAGATATCTCCTAGCCAATCGACCTGGTCAATTTCGTACATCTTTTCCGTTGTAATATCGTCATCGTAAGTCTCGATAAACTTAACGTAATCGCCCGCCTTCGCTTCGCTTTTGTCAATCCGGATGTACTTCGGTTCATCTTCGCCTTTTAGCGCAGCGACGTCGGATTTTAATGCCGCGATATCCTTTTCGTTCGTGCTGACGCGATCTTCTAGTGACGGATGGGACGCGGAGACTTTGCGGAATAGGTCGTAGTTATGCCTAAACGAACCATCTCTATCGCCAACATCATCGAGAATTACAGCGTCCCCATCACGATCAACATCAATAGCTTTGTAAAAACTACCCTTAGTTGCATCGCGAAATCCATCTGTAATGGGTAAAACTAAATCGCCCGTTTGCGCGGGGCCTTCCACGCGCTCATACTCCGCACCGTCATACGCAACCTTCGTAATTTCCCCGTTCACCATATCGAGAGTCTTAACGCAGTCTAATTTCGCCATCGAATCGTCCTCCTTTTATTGACCGTCCGACCCGGTAAGGTCAAACCGCCTCCGCTTTGTTATTTTCCGCAAAATCTTCCCGCATGAAATTCAGATCCATTTCGACCCAGCGCTTGCCTTCCTTTACTGACGGCCCCCAATAGTCGGTAATGCCGCGATTATCGAACATCCAAACGCGAGGGAATTTTCCCTCACCGATCAGCACGCCGATGAAGAAGTCGACGTCGTCCGTCGTATAAGGCTGACCGTCTCCTTTGCGCCCTTCTACCGTTAAATAGCCGCGGTCTTCCCGACGATCACGAATCGTCTTAACCTGAAACGTCTTCCATTCGCCAGTGCCCGGATCTCTTGCGCTGATATCGAAGGATTCTTCCGTCTCCGCTTTTGATACCGCCTGCCACCCGCTAGCCAATAAAGCTGCGCGGGCGATCAGTTCGGAATATTTGCCGATAATTTCGGTTTGATGCGCCATTCAATCGGCCTCCTTTATGCTATTGATGCGTAAAACTCAGCGTAGGTCTTGATGTAGTCCCATCGGTCAATGAACTTATTGTATTTACTGTTTCTTCCCATATTAAGAGTTACTGCTTCAACTAAGTGCGAAGGTATAATAAAGATATTTTCCACCTCGTCCTCTTCGGTCAGCGCTACACATATATACAAGTCGCAAGTTGCATGCTTTTTCGAAAGTGGGAATGTGTGCGCTCTGGACGGGAAATGATGGTGGGCTGAACATGACTTGACATCAATTTTGACACTACCATCGACCATGAGATCGTAAGGATGTCTCGTGGACATGTCTTGTACGTCGTACCCTTTCTCTTTGAGTAAATTCTTAATGTACGCCTCATACCGATCTCCCTTTCGCGTCTCACCATCGCTCTTCATTTGAAGGCCCAAACGTTGCGCCCACCCACTGTATTTCAAAGTTCTTGATATCCGTACGTGAAGGCTGTTCTTTCCAATAGCTTGTAACTCAGGAGCTGTAGGCATCCTATCGATACCAAGAACTCTCATACTGTCTTTGATAGCTGCCTCGACAAGATCATCCGTCCAACGAACTCTGCTCAAAATGGAAGCTCACTTTCGTCGATTTCTTCGTTAGATTTTTCGTTATCCGACCCGGCTCCAAGCGATAATCCGATAAGGCTGATATCGAATCCTGCTGCGACTAGGTTCTCAATCTGCGTCTTCTCGTCGGCTTCGAAAAGGAGGCCGTCGAACAAAGACATATCGAATTCTTTGCCGTCGTATTTATTGAAGTTCTCGCGTTCCTTATCCGTTAGATCCTCTTCCATATCGATAAACGGCGTTAAGCTGACCGTCGTTGATGTTCCGGAACCCGTTTTCGAAAGCTCAAACGCAACCTTTCCGAGTTTCTTTTCGAACTTCGTGATAACTGCGTAAACGGCCTGCGCTTGCTTTTTCGAAAGGTCGATGATGATTGGATTACCGGTTTCTAAGTCGATGAATCCGAGTGCATAACGTTCTTTGACGCGATACTTGGCGGCTTCTTCCTTGTACTTCTCTTCCGCTTTTGAGTCGCCCTTATCCGCAGCCGCCTTCTTTAAATCCTGATAATACTTCCAAGCGAGATCCCACGGTGTATAATCCGCAACCGGAAAGCCTTTATCGTTCATTTTGCTAGGATTCTGCGCAACGAACGAGTTTACTTTCTTGTAGATACCGTAGCTGTAGAAACGAATAAGGTCTTCGGTACCGAGTACACGAACCTTAAAGGAAGATCCCGACTTAAAACTCGTAAATTCCATCCCGTTTCCGCTTCCGCCTTCGTTCGTTGAGTTTAAAGCGTTGAGCGCCGCCGCGCCTTTTTGAAATTGACTCATTCGATTTCCCCCTACGTTTTAATTTTGAGGCTTTTCGCCCTCGCAAAATGCCGGTATCTGCGTCCGAAACGCCGCCAGCGCTAAGCCGTAGCGACGCGACTCTTTTACTTAACGGACACCCCGACATTCTCCGAGCACCGGGCCGCACATTCGCCGCCCTCATTCGCTCTCTTCGCGATTAACTTCGTAAATAAGTCCGCCAATTACAAGCACTGCAATGACGCCAACAATTTCGAAAACCCATACGTCAGACATAGGCGGCGACTCCTCTCGCTGCACGCGTCAGTTCGCGTCTCAATTCGTGAGATTCAGCCGGGAGTTCGTCGATGCGCATTCGAACCGCATTAATTCGGGCCTGCAACGCCAATTTAGTTGATAATGACCGGGCGCGAGATAGTCGGGCTTCTAAATGTGCGATTTCTTCTTCGAGTTCATCGCGAAACTTATCGATCCTAGCCACCTCTTCCGTAATTTGTTGCGACATTTTCGTAATTTCTTCCGTAATGAAATTCGTCACTTTACGCCGAATTCGATTGATGCAGCCTTTATTCGGTGGGATTACGGTTTTAACAACGTCTTCATCTACCGCGAGCATGAACGTTGCTCTACGATAAGAATATATCCGCGCATCTTCTCCGTTGTCGTCCGGACCGATGCCGCAGTAAATCGCTTTAGATAACATCTGAGACGCCCATGCTTCCGGCGTTTGGTTGCCGATCTTAAAGCGCTTGGTAATTCGTTTCTTTGCGTGGTGAGATAGCGTGACTTTCATCCGACGCGCACCACCTGGATCGAAAGTGGACGGTAGTAGTCCGCCGGATCTTCGTCGACCGGCCATGCGCCTTGATATAAAATTTCGGTAAGTTTGCGATGGTCTAGCGCAGGATACGTATTGGAATCGATAAATTTGGGGATATTCATAGTACGTTCGCCTCCATATTGTTTAGGTAAAACGCACTAGACCGAAAGGTGTGTTCGCATACTGTTCGCTTGTCTTTTGACATGAGAACGGTTACCATGAGGATGTGGCTACGCCTCCCGAGGCTAGTTACGTTTACTGCGTGTTATACAGATAGATAAGCGTTAAGTTCGCCGTGTTTCGATGCGTCGTAATTTTTCGCTAATCCTTTAATGACACGTTCGACTTTTTTGTAATGGACGCCTACTTTCTTTCCAATCGATGCGTAAGTAGGTCGTTCGCTCGAAAGATGCTCAGTAACGATTGCCGTCGTTATTGAGTCGGTGTTTTCTGTGAGGGCCTTGATAAGTTGCCGCTTATCATGGTCCGTTTTTATTTCTCCGGATGTACGTGAAATTACGTACTCCTCAAGATTGAAATGCTCGTCGGATTCAAATGTTGCCGCATTTTCCTCCGCAGTTGTGTCGACTGGAATTCTTCTATTAACATAAGTCATCTGTTTTCCTCTTGTGAAATCTATGGCACATCTAAATAACTGAACCTTCAGATGGTTTTCTATGTCGTCAGTTCTTGTTGAATCGAAATTATCGATACAAAACCATAGTCTCTCATTCAGAACACTGACCATGTCATCGTAAAGAAGTCGACAATTCTTGGTGTACTTCAAAGCAACCCCCTTGATCAGATATTGAAAGTGTTCAAAAACCTGATTAAATATACTGGGATCTTTTGTGCCTTGATACTTCTCAATGACCGATATTAAGTTTTTGTTTATTTTCAACTAAATCACCTCTCACTTATAACTGCGTATCCAGATTAGAGAATGGACACTCATTTGTATAATTTTTTTGTTTCTTTATAAGAATAGTAGCATATAAAATACTGAATTTTTCAAAAAGGAACAAACACTATAAAATTCCTACTTGTTCAAAATATACCTATAAAAAAGACACGATCTTTTCAGATCGCGCCTTGTCCTTTATTAACCTCCTAATTGATTTGCTGCTGTTTCTACTGTCGAATTAGATGCTACCTCAACGCCAAATAATCCGATGCTGATAATCACTGCCAACCCTAAAACTCCTAATAAAATCTTCTTCAAACAAAACATCTCCTTTTTCTTCTCGATTATTTTTCAGGTTTATAAGAGACATTACGAACTCGGAATCCTCTCCCGCTTTTATAATATCCCTTACAATAATAACTGCGTAGAAAAACTTAGAGTTGGACACAAAATCGAGAAATTTATTTGCTCTATCTTCTTTACTTCGATAACTTTCTGCATAATCAATGAATTGGGGATCTTTAATACTTACCAGACTGTCGTACTCATCGTTGTACATGCTCTCCCCATTCATTACTTTTTGTAGGGAAGTAAGTGAGGGATGCGCCCCTTCTTCGATCTTGTTATTAAGAAGTAATTTTGCGAAGTTTAAATTAAAGAATCCGAGCGACTCATAAATACCTCCAAGCTCTTTCGCTATCGAATAGCTTTTATTCAGATACATCAGGCATTTATCTGGATCACTTAGCAGGTGGGACATTCCAAGGACATAATAAGAATCAGACTCTATTCTCTTATTAATATTTGCGTGTATAAGAATGTTAGCGTATTTTCTCGCCGATTCTAGGTTGTTGAGTTGTAGGTGGGAATGAGCTAAAATTTCGGACAGTCGGTAAGCATAAAATTCTTTCATGAGAGAATAATTTCTTTCGTTCAGGGATCTTATATTATCTCCGATATTTTTTGACTTTTCGAGAACATTCAGGCAATCTCCTTCTATCAGATCAGCCAAACAATCGTAAATGTCCACAAGAATTCTAAGGGTATGCGCGCTTGATTTTTTGAATTCAGAAAGGCTGTCTTTCAACATGTAAAACTTTATTTCGCCTTTCATATATTTAAATAAAAATGAATAAAACCGAACATACTCACCCACAGTACCTTTTTCCTTCGCATGAACGTCTAAAAGTTTCTCGAGTAGTTCAAGATCTCTTGTGACCGCAGCATATTCAAACGAATTCTTGATGCAGTTGTCTGTAGAAAGGGACGGACATAACTCCCGCATTAAACTTTTATATTCCGCAGGATCAATTAGCATACAAAGTTTTAACATATGGTGAAAGGTAAGATTTCTCTGCCCACTCCTCAAGTATGTAAGCTGCCTAGAACAAACATCTAATACCCCTAGTAACTTTTCATCGGTTAAGTCGTCTCTGTCTTCTATCTTATTGAACAAAAAAGTCTTTGCGTCTGTCATTGTGTAAAGACCCCCTCTATCTCTCGAAAAATAATGAAGAAAATCTAAGATGAAAGTTCTTATCCCAATTATAATTATTTGATTATCGATATGTCAATAATTTTTTCTATATATTTATGGAAATTGAAAAGACAATACTATACAATAAATTGGACACCTTGAAGAATGGAGGTGTTTATTACGTATAAGGTCGGCAGATGCCGGATACCCGAGTGGTGCGAAATTCGTGGATATACACTTGTCCAAGTAGCAGACGCGGTCGGAATATCAAAGCAAACATTGAACCATTATATAAACTCACGACGCCACATACCAAGTATTGAACGAGCACGTAATATCGCGGAATTTCTTAAAGTAGATCCGATTGATTTGTATGAATGGGAATGGGTATCCGACACAAAAACGGAGGAGTAAGTCATCCTCCGCCGACCAGACGTACGTGTTTATACGTACAATTTTATATGTCGCTTAACGTCCTCCGCACGCTCATACACCGCCTTCAACTCCGCTCTTCCCTTCGCAATCAATAGTTCATTCGCATCCTTTCCTTCCGTAATATACCCGTGTGCCAGTCCGACTTTCCCGTATAAATAACGCTCGACCTCCGCCCGCAACTTCTCGCCGGCCTTATCGTTATCCGTCACGATTGTTACGTGTTCGATCGGAGACTGGACGATGATATCCGCTTTCCGTTGGTTGAACGAAGACCCACCGGTCCCGATCGCCGGCACTCCCGCCGTCATCCACGATTGCGCATCGATCTCCGCCTCGCATAAGACAACGCGTGTCAGCCGCCGATCATATACGACGTTCATTCCGTAAACAAGGTCCCGTATCGGCCAGCCGCCTTTGACGTACCAGAACGCCTTGCCCCGCGTTGACCGGTACTTCACGTTAGCGAGCCGCCCGTTCGGCAACCGCCAGGGCAGCGCAACCGCACCGCCAGCCATTCCGACGCCCATTAGCCGCTGGACAGCCGGCATGATCCCGCGCCCTTTCAGATAATCGTTAGGACCCGCAGCCACGTCGTCGAGAATCGATTCTCTCAACGGTTCGCGATTCTTGGCGATCTTTAGCTTCGGCATCCTCAGCGTGAGCTTTCCGTCTTCCAATTCCGGCGCATACGCATCGATCAGGTATTCGACCGTCTCCTCTTCGGTCTCTTCGCGCAAGAATGCCAGCAGCTTAACGAAGCCACCCCGCGCATACTCTGCGTCATAATAGCCGCTATCGCCCCAATAGCCGGCCTTCGCGGTCGCCGTGTCTTCGAGATAAACGTAAAAGCTCGGCGTCCGGTCATAACGGAAAGGACTTGCGGCCAGCAAGCGCTGATCCGTCCAAGTCGGCCGCGTCCATTCGAATTGTTCGAGTTCATATCGGATGTCGACGTCGACCGGACGGCCGTTTAACGTCAATGTCGGCACTTTCGTCTCACTCCTTTCGTCTTAGAAATCGAACTGATCCGCTCCCCCTAGCTGCTTAATGACGCCAAACTGCGGCAGATAAACGATCTCAGCGCTCTTCCCTTCGCCGCCATCACGGCCTTTGTTCAGACCGATCAGGCCTCGCCCTTCCTCTGCGTTCGTATCCACCGCAATCAATAACGCAGCATCTTCGAGCAACGCCTTCGTTTTCTTGACGTCCTTACGCTGCGGTAGTTTTAATTCAAAGTCAGCGTCTTTCCCTTCGCCTTCTTCTGCTTGCGTCAACGCAAAGACAGTCGTTTTTGTTTGGCCGGCCAGACGACGGAGTTTTTTCGAAGTCTCTGCCGCGTCTCCCCCCGCAGTCTTTGACGTGTTCTTTTCGTAATCAAGGTAGTAAAACGGATCGATTAGAACGACGTCAGCTTTCGTTTCGAGTATATCCGCCTTCAGATCGCGGAGTTTCCGGGAGTCGAAGTCCTCGTCGTCTACCGCGCGGACAATGATGTTACCCGGAATCAATTCGTTCATCTTATCGAGGAACTCCATAAATCCGGCTTCGAATTCGTCGGATAGCTTTCCCTGGCGAACATCCCGCGAATTAAATCCGGCCTCAATATCGACGCCATCAAGATTCGCTTTTGTCACGCCAATGCTTGCCGAAATGGAAACGTAAAGCCTGACGAGAACCTCGTACCATCCCATTTCCATCGACCAGATTAGAACGTTCGCCCCCTGCATCGCGCAATTAATCGCTTCCTCCAACGCTATGGCCGATTTTCCCCGTCCGGATTTACCATAAATAACGTATACGTTCGACGAAACATAGCCGCCCATCGCCCGGTTTATGAATTCGAATTTACTGCGCCAGATCCGGAATGACTCGCCAGCCTTGCGGTTTTCGTATTCGGCTTTGAATTTGTCGATATCTTTTTTGATGTCGGTGCCAACCGAACTACGAACGTTTGTTCTAATTTTAAATCTTTCGGCTTGCTCCGTCAACCAAGAAAAAAATTCTTCCGGATTATCTTGCGCGCTCTCCCACCGCTTCATAAATTCGGATTCTCCGCCGTCTCCTCTACCGTTAACAATTTCGGAAAAGTCCCGTAAGGACGCGTAATTCTTCAATTTTTCCGCAAGGTAATCGTAACTGGCCTCGATGTTAAAATCCGGCTGGAAGTCCGGCACCTCATTCGCCACCATTTCGGCAGTCGGCGCCCGGCCTCCGTGTTTCTCTGCGTATTCCGTGATGTATCGGAGTGCTTTGCGTTCGCCTTCCGTTGGTAAGTCCTCGGCGGTAATATTAAAGCGCAGCAGCGCGTTCGGATCGTTCTGCTCGATCACTTTCGATAGCAGTAAAACACCGTAGTTCATCCGCGATCCCTCCTCTTCTTACGCTATATGTTCGATTTCCTTCATCCTCAATGCGTTGACCGCTCGTGCTCCTCCGTACTCTTCCAGCTTCCTATCGATGAAAGAAACGCCCTTCGCAGTAACATATGTCTGTACAAAGTTAACTCCGTAATACCTAGACGGTGATTGTTTAACTTTAAAATAGCCTTCGTTGATGTAGCGCTGATAAGGAACCGGCGAGCCTTCTTTCCGAACAAATACACCGATTGTCCGTAAGAATGTCGTTAATTTGTTTCGGCCAATTCCAATCGATTTGGCTACTTGCTCTAACGTCTGCACATTTGTCGCGGAAATAAAACGATCATGTTCCTCCGCTTTCGGTTTCATTTCGGAAATTACTTCGTTTTGCTTGCGTACAGTCTCTAAAGTTGCGCTAAATAAAAGTTTTGTTTGGTCGTCTGCAAACGGCAGATACGTTTGAATGAATAGATCGTCATTCACTACATAGCCGCCCGTTTTTCTGATTGTCGGAATGACTTCGTGAGTGATCCATCTTTTGAATTGTTTGGCCTCTGGTTTGCGGCTTCTTAAAATCAGAGAATAAAGACCCGGTTCGTTGATAATGAATGTTTCTTGATTTCGCCCTAATGAATCAGTGACCGGAATACTATTCCGCTCATCTTCATCAAGTAAATTCACTGATTTTCGAGCGTCTGTAATCCCTAAAACATCGCAGACATCTTTTGCAACAAACCAAGGTTCACCGTCCTTAACGACTGTCCTCACCTGTTGATCTTGATAATTGAATACTTTTTGTAATTCGTTCATCACCGCTTGACCTCCCGCTTTAATTTCGCCTTCGCCTCGTCCTGCTTCGCCTTATATTCCTCATCGCCGTACATCGCTTCCAAACGCTTGTAATCGTTTAACTCGTCGAGCAGATCATCAATTTTCTTCGCCTTGTCTTTCGCCATATCATCCCACGCCTTTTTAATTCCTTCGCTAAGCTTAGCTACGGTATCGGCATACGGTAATTCCGGAAGAAATTCCGCAAAGTGAAACGCCGTTCCCTCCGGCTCCGGATAGTTTTCGTAATCAACTCCGTCAAGATATTCGTCAACAAACTGACTGCGGCAGACTAGGCGGATGTCGTTCGAATCAGCGAGAATCCATTCGCCGTGAATTGCGTCCGTCAGATCGAACTCGACGTAATTGGAGACGCCGGTATCGTCCTCCTCTTCGACTTTCCGCCGCGCATCAACGTAGAAAATACGGTCCGGGTATCCGTCTACTGCGACCAAGTCTCCGAAAGTGATGTCGGCTTTCATCTCCGCAGCCCCCTTTTCGATTCTCCTTCGAATTCAATTACGCGGCATAGGTCACGAATCCGGTCCGTCAGACGTTGCTCTCCGAAAACGTCCGGCAGCCGTTCGATCGCAATGTTGCTCGTGTATATCGTCGGAAGTTGATTCGTCACTCTCGCGTTAACTATTGCGTGAAGATATCCGCGAAATGCTGGCGTACAATCCCGCACACCTACGTCATCCAGCACCGCAAAGGGAGCCGACATCGCAAGCGTCATCTTACGTTGGAATTCCGCTAGGCCGTCCTCGTCGTTCGTCATGGTTGCGAGGTTGAATTCCGTCTGCCATTCGTTCACATCGAGGAAATAGGCGGGACGTAGTGATGGCGTTAAACCTCTCCGCAAAGATCCGCTGTAATGGACGCGCAGCCATTCGTTAAGGATTGCCGCCGCTGTCGTCGTCTTTCCGGTGCCGGAGTTCGCGCTGTATAGATACAACGACTTAATCCGGTCAGCCGGTTCGATATAGCCTTCCGTTTGTTCAAATTGGCGCTCGAACGTCTTGACGTAGTTTTCAACCGATTTATATACCGCAGGCTGCCCCGCTCTGGCCGGAGAATTGGCGAGCGTTGTTAGGCGGTATTCTCGCGGTAATCCTGCCGCCGCAGATCGGCCGCCGTTGCCCGATGCGCCGTGTAGTGCGATGAAGTGCGGGCATTGGCGGGTACAGGCGGACGTGCCGGCCGCTTTGCACCCGTTAGCCAGGACGCAGTTTCTTTCGTTAGTCAATGGCGTTCACCTCCTACTTTTCGCGGATAATAAACTCCGCTCTAATTTCTTCAAAGTTAACTAATATCTTTCCGTGCACAGGCGCATAACCTTTTCGTGTAAGCCACTGCGCCATAGCTTCGATCATTTCGTCTTTATCCATCGTATACTTTAAAGCCATTTCGCAATCCTCCGTTTAATAAAAGTCGTCGCCGATTTCCGCCTGCTGCTCCCGCCTTTGTTGCGCCGCTTCTTCGGCCCTGATTTCCGCCACTGCCCGCTGCAAATTCCGTCCCATATACGTCTGCATAAATCCGAAGCTGATACCCGGCCATTCTGCCGTAGGCCTATATTGCGCAAAGCACAGATCGATGAACCGCTTCGTTATTTCCGGCCCGTATTCGCCTGGCTTCCGCTTCGTTCCGACCCAATGACCGAGCATTCCCGCTTCGGCTTGGTAGCCGCGAAAAGGTACGTACGGGACGCCGTAAAGCCGTTCGTGCTCCGCTTTGAGGTACGCCTGGAAATCGCGCGTGTTCCACTTGGCGACCGGCTTTGAGTCATACGTTGTCATCTTCGTCATCCTTTCCGTAAAGGAATCGATAAACTTCACCGTACACTTCGTATTCCGTTCCGTATCGCATCTTGCTAAGTAAATTCTCGACTCGATCGATAATTAACGTTGCCTCTCTTAGTTCTTGTTCAACCTCCGCAACGTAGTCGAGTAACTCCGGAATGTCTTGGCGTGCGTTTGCGATGAAATCTGCGTCTTCTTTCGTTACTGCCGCCGCAACGCCGTCCCAATGTGTTTTTACCCAATAGCGAAGATTTTCGTTTCCCGGCCACTCACTATCATCTGCGGCCCAATAGCTCTCCGTTGTTGCTTCCACACGCTGACGGATCGCTTCGAGTTCATCTTTTGTCATTACGCACTCACTCCTTCGATTTTGATTCCGAGGCAGTCGAGTGTATTTCGGACTCCTTCCGCAACGCCTGATGTGTAAAAATCGTCCTTACTGCGAGGCATGGATTGCTCATGTCGCTGGTAATTGGCCGCGTAATACTCGCGCACCTTCTCCTCCGGCGTCTTTTCGACTTCATATCCGTTGATTAATGCGGCTAAAAAGTCCGTAAACCCAAGGTCGTACAAACAAGCGCAACCAGAATCGAATAAATCTAGTTCACTTTCGATGTACTTAATAACAATCTCTTCGTCAGTGTACTGTTCTCGTAACTTTTCGAATGCCTCCGCCTGCTCCTTCGTAATTACCGGCTTTTTAATTTCGCTCATCTATTCGTCCTCCTTATACTGAGAATGCCTCGTATATCTCCCGGATCTCTTTTGATAATTCCGTATAGTCCGTCTTACTTTCGTCCAAAGCTGGCAAGCAATCCGCGAGCATTTTAATAAGTTTAACGTTGTATTCGTCGCATTCTTCGTATAGATATTTGTGGAATTCATCGGAAGCCTTCATCCGCTCGACCGTTTGCTTTACGAGGTCTCTTACGCCCTCCGGATAAGCTACCGCATATTCGAGTGTGCCTTCCTCGAATCCGTAATCTTTCGGCAGCATATCGCGAATAGCCGCGAGTTCTCTAGCCCAGCGCTCGTTTTCTTCCTTCAACCGCTCGTTTTCCGCAATCAATCCGGCAACGGCACAACGCAGGTCTGCGATTTCGTCTTTCATTTTAACGCCTCCATTCCGTGTATTTTCGCCCTTCCAACGTCAGCCCTTACGATTACCCTCGACTGTCAACAAAGCCGCTAATTCCCCGCGAAATTCCCGTATAATTCGTGCGAGCTCTTCCAGCGTCTTGGCGTCTGATAATTTAATCCGCCGATCCATGACGAACATGATTGCGCGGTCAGCCGATGAGAAGTACGCGATCTCTCGCCAACGTGCGATTGGTGACGGATCAAGATCGGGATTGTCGGCGAACCGCTTCGGCCAGTTCGGCGCTTTCGTTGGATCGGTGAAATAGCGTTCATTTACGATGATATTGCGTTCGTCTGACGAGAGTTTGTAATCGGGGGAAATCGGGATTTCAATCGGCATGGATTTCGTCAGATCCTTCGTTAGCTTTTCGTTTGTTAATCTCGGCAATTGTTCCGTCCTTATAGAAAATTCGTGCGTCTGGCGTCGTCCATCCGTATTCGTCCGCTAGGAACTGAGCGTACTGTTCGATACTTTCGAATGCAATTTTTCCGGAGTAGTTTCGGAATATATAATCGGACCATACTGGTGCAGTGTGAATCGGATAATTACCGTATCGCGCCTTCCATTCCTCCTCTTTTTCAGGCGAAGCTATATTCGAGTAAACCCCTGCTTCCCATCCTTTTTTGTTAATACGATCTAAATCGACTGGGTCTGCGATTCCCCAACGATCTCCACAACAGTCGCAGTCAATACCTTCGCTTACTCCGTTCCAGTAGACGCCAAGGCCTTCTGCAATTGTGTCCGCTTCTTCGTAAGAATTCGCCTCAATGAAGATCCGGTGACAAAGTTTATCATTCGTAATGAAAGACCCACCGCTATTGTTCTGTGTATATTCGTAAAAAGCCATACTATCGTACTCCCTTCGTTATTATTAAAACCTAGCAATTCGTTCGCATACGCTCACTCTTGCAGATGTTATTAATCGCGATACATCTTTAATAAGACTATCCGCGCGAATGTATATGAGCGCTATTATTTATCTAGTTATTAATGGCTCTAGTTAAAAGATGGTTCTTGTTAGTGTGCTGTCTAGCCATATATGGCTCAGCCGTGTGCGGTTACTCGTCACAAGGCTCCGGCAATTCTTCCGTATTCCCGTCAAAAATCGCAAGCTGGCTGATCGGCATGATCGTGTATCGCGTGTTTTCCCATCGCTGAGTTTTCGGATCTCTCGTCTTCTGCTTAACGACTAACGGACGTCCTTGCCAACGATAATCACACAGCGCCTTGATGCGTTTGTTTGCGGCCTCTCTTCGTACATTCAGCGCCTTCGCGATCTGATCCTGCGTTGGATAACATTCGCCCTTTTCGTTCATGAATGACGAGAGGACACATAACGTTTGCCAACGATCGGCTCCGATGTCCGCAATCAACCCTTTCTTGACGGCATCGACGTACATTTTAACGAAGATACGCGTTTCGGACTTGCCAGACGTCAGATTATATTCGGACTGCGATTCGACTGAGACAAGTCGTTGATGTTCGTTTG